GCTTGTCATGCTATTAAATTTGTCAAGCTTAACATCGTCTTCTTCATCATATAAAAATGAAATATCTAACTTTAATGATTCAACAGCATTTCGTACAATTGAATATTTTCGTACTGTATCTCTATAGAAGCCAGCATTTAATAATTTATCGGCTGATTCTGTAATAGCCTTATCTATGTAATTCCAACCGTCATTATTTTTCCATACTGTTATTGCACTGGGAAATTGAGCAATTTCATTTTCAATTTCTATTGGAGAAATTTTCTGAATGTTACCTTTCTTTGCAATGTTGACTATTGCTCCCCAAATGGTTTTATGAAATGTTTCTGAATAATCATACGCATTTGTTTCATACTTTTCATCAAATACCATTTTGGGATTATTACAATAGCAACCTAAAAGAAGAAACATATTTCTCTTATCTACAAGTCCTTTAACGTCCATATTTAAGTATCACTTCCTTTCACCAATTTATCTAAATCTATAAGATAATTATTGCTTTTTGATTTAGTCTTCAATTTCACAATTCGTTCCTTCTCTTTATAATTCATTGCTTTTTCGCTTAAAAGTTGTTGCTCCAAAAAATATTTATTGGCGTTTTGATACTCGTTTTTTACTTGATAAATACCATATTTGATATTAAATTTATCTCCAAGAATATTTTTTACATACCATAGCGTGTATCCAATTGCGGAGTAGCTAAGATCATAATCCTTTTTATATTTCTTAATTTGTGCAATTATAATTCCCGGAGGTTCATCACAATCAAAATATTCACAAATCATACTGATGAGTATTTTATAATCCTCACTTTCAGATGTTATTAATTTATAACATTGCTCACAATACGATTTATTACTATGTTTAAAAACTTCTTGTCCTTTGATTTCTTTCCCACAAGTTTTACAATGTGATGGTCTACTTATATTATCACCGCCTTGAAATAGACAAAATAGACGGTAGACTTTCCACCTACCGTCCTTTTGTCTATTTATTTAATTATATTTAAATTCCCTTGGATTCCTTAAGATCTTCAAGCTTCATAACCACTACCTGTGCAAGGTCAATCTGGGTAGGAAGAATATCATCAAACATTTTAGCAGAACCATCCTCATTCTGACCAATAGTAGTCTTAAGGATATTCATTGCTTCATTGAGATATCCATTTTCAGCAAGAATTGAACCAAGTTCCATACCTCTTGCCTTTATGTCATCAAAGGAAACCTCATTCTTAATTTCTTCAAGAGCAGGATCTGTTACAAGTTCATTCTTATCATACTTGGTATTGAACAGTTTTTCAAGGTTGCCCTTGATTTCAGAAACATACATCTTATCGGGAAGCCCCCAAGTATCCTTGAGTTCAATATATTCTGGAGTTTTCTTAAATGTAATAAGCCTATCCGCATTTACATTACCCTTTGCCTTGGGGTCAATAGAAACCATACCAACAAGAAAAGCATCATGGAAAATCTGATTCTTTGTAGCTTCATTCAGCTTACACTTATATGTAATTGCTCCAGTCTTAAAATCAACAGTCTTATACGACTGAACAGCAAAATGAACCGGAAGTCCAAGATTTCTGATTTCACCTACAATTCCCATTACACCAGCAAGATACTTCTTACCACGGGAAAAACCAATATCCTCAATTATTTCCGTTTCCTTGTTTGAAGCGATATATCGGCTCGCCATTTCCTCAAACTTATCAGCAGTATCAAATACTACACAAGAAAAACGTTCTCTTGTCTTAGGGTTTTTGAGCTGTGCTGCCACAGAGAGTACATCTGGGATAGAATGTACTCTGACTGCCATTATGTTTTGAATAGTCTTATATCTATCCTCAAACATTACAAATAGAGGGACTTTACCAGCCGGAGCAACAGAACGAAGAAAACGATTAAGAGAATCAGTCTTACCGTCACCAGTTTCGCCCATAAACACAACAGGATATCCACTAAAATCAGTACTAATCTTGTTTTCTTCAAGTGTCATAAGATTAATCATATGTTATTAGTCCTTTCAATATTATAAATTATATTATTTAGAAAATGTCAGATGTATATTACTTTGCAAAAGGATTCTTGGTCTTGGAAGCAAACGGATTAGACGATGTGGTCGCAGACGTTTCAGTAGATGTAGACGATGTAACAGATGAATTACTCTTCTTGCCGTTCTTTACTTCTGCAAGAGTAGCGTTTCTTCTTGAAATAAGCTGAGAACAAATTTCATCTGTAAGTCCCACCGAATAAATATCTTCAGGAATAGAACCACTCGTGATTTCATTTCTTCTGACTGTGTTAGTAAACGTCTTTACTATATCATTACCAAACACCTGCTTTTCAGTCTTTATTGTAGTTTCGGTCTTATTGATTACATTTCCACAAACCTTTGTGAACATTCCCTCTGAATATGTGCTTCTAAACACATCTGCTAAATCGGCTGAAACTGTCATTCTAAGGGGGAACATATCCTTAACCTCATATGTAGCATCCTTATCACTACCAGTCTTAATCTGATTAATTACATTCATAGTAACAATCAGATTTCCGGTCGGCTCGTCCTTAATTAATTCATCCTTAATAGAAGCAATTACACCTGCTACTTCAAAATTAGCTGTAGGAGCAGATGCTTCAAACTTTTCCTTAGTAATTCTATTGATAAAATTAGAAGAAATCGTGTTGATAGTTACAATTTCATTCGTATTCTTAGAAACATAATCATTCACACCAAATGAAGCTGATGTAATTTCTACATAATCGGGATTATCAGGATATTCCTCAAGAGTCTTGAACTCATTCATTACAGTGACAAGCGACTTATAAATCTTGTTTTCCTCTGATGTAAACTGACCATTTGCGTCCTTCTTATATTTATTAGCAAAGAACTTAACAGCGTGTTCTCCCTCATCCGCAGTTCTAATGATTACCTCGCCACGAATACACTCAACACCCTCGCCATATGTAGTTTCTTCGAGAGTGTGCTTCATTAGAATGCCAGCCATTGTTACATTGTTCTCAAACTTCTTCATACTCATAAATTACATTATTCCTTTCAAAAATATTTATTCTTTTTCTGTTTTTAGTTTTTAATCATACATTGTATTAATCCCGTAATCAGCAGCGCACATCTGCTCTATCCTACAACCTCCTGCTGTATCCCAGCCGTCACAGAAATAAACAACATCTGCCGTAGCCAAGAGCGTGATGCTTTCGCCAAGATACCAGAGTGGGGAAGTGTCTGTTGGAACGTCCTTAAAGAACGAATCAATTACTTCGACATCATCTCCAAGTATCTTCTTTGCTCGACTGATAGCATAATTTCTTTCATCAAGTATCTGTTCATCAGCCTTTCCTCTCATTGGCTGAGAAATAAATAATCTCATTGCCATTTTTGCGCGAAATCCTCCTTTTCTACGAAAAACATTTAACTCATGCATCAACAAATGGCTCTATTAAGCCATTTGTTGAACCAATTTTTACAATAAAATCCAAATTTCATCGTAAATTGAATTTTTCGTTATTTTTGACCTTTATCATGTACTTTTTATGTAAATGCCAAGTGGTTATTGCAATTTATACAACAACCACTCAACAGGGAATAGGGTAAAATCTATATAAACAGCGTTTACTGCTGATTGCTTATATGTTCATTGTAATTTTACTAAAGTTATATTTTTCACAACTGATTGATTACATTCTTGACTTCTTCAAGAATTTCTTCGGTTGTCCATTTCTTATCACATCGAAATATTCTGTCGGCTTTAGCAGGGTCAATATCATAAGCATGATAATCATTATAATGGTTATAATCTCAGCCAATCCAATAACCATCTCTATGATGCTTATGTTCCAAAGGGAAGAGACCGTCTTCACCTGATGAATAAGTTATGCCACCATGACACTCAATAGGGAAATCATCAAACTTATAAACATCCCTGCCATAAAATTTATGCTCCTTTGGCAATTCAATATAAGCACAAGGATGTGTACCATAGGATACAATTATATAATGATAACTATTATATCTACTCTCATCAAGTATTTGACAAGAATCATATAGAGTTTCCAATTCTCTTAAAGGACGATATATCATTTCTTTCATTGTAATATTCCTTTCTGCTAAATATTTTAGCGAATATTAGTGTGTTTTATGTAAGTGTCTGTGCGCCATTCTGGAAAATATCAATTATCTTTGCAATAATATTATTTTTCCCTGCAACAGCATACACATTGCCAGTATAGCCTTTATTTGAGTTTATGTATTTGATAGTAAATTTTGCTCCGTTCTTATTCAAGGGAGAAACTTTTAAAGTGGCAGATATATTAGGATTAAATGCTTTATGTATTTCTGCTACATACCCTTGAACTTGCCCACATAATTCTCGATTATTCATCATGTGCTTATCAGAGAAGTAGGAAGCCTCCATATCTGCTAAAGGTGGAATTGTAGTCAAGCTATAATAGAGCATTGAAAGTTCTTGAGAATTCATACTAAACCTCCTGTACCCTGGCTTTAAACAGATCAATATAATTATTGATGTTGTCCTCTGACTTTTTGCTGATGTCTCTTTCATCGTGAAGATAGAACCATAGCATGCTTTGGCTAATTCCGATGTTCTTACAGAAGATGGTTTTGTTCATCTCAGTAGTTTCTAAAAACTTAATAATACGATCTTTCGTGTTCCCCATAACATTTCCTTTCTGGTTAATAAGTAATATTTCTTAATAAGTTTATCTGAAAATTATTCCTTTGGCAATTTCAAGGTTTTTCTTCACAATGAAAAATTCAGACCAAAGGAATTTGGGCACCTGCTATTTGGTGGCACACATCAGATTCGAACTGATACTGCAACGATTTTAAGTCGTTTGTCTCTGCCTGTTGGACTAGTGTGCCATTTTTGTTTCCCTTAAACCTGACTAAAATCTAAGGGAAACAAAGGAGAAAATGAAATTTAATTATACCCTTTCGGGCTGGTGTCACAGATGAGATTTGAACTCACACGCATTTCTGCAACAGTTTTTGAGACTGTCTCGTATACCGATTCCGGCACTGTGACATATATAATCGCCATTATACTAGCCCTGAGGTTCATTCAGTGCCACATTACATACGCACAAACCTTTTACCAAGGATTTTATACTAGATAAACATTATTGATCATACTGAATACTCTTTGAACAAGATACTGTTTAACGACTATTCGTTATTATTTACTGATTAAGCGTTACTATTTTCATCAAATTAAATCTGAATAATTTTAAAATTTAAGATTTCAAGTCTTAAAAATAGTATTATAATCATCTTTAACATTTGACGATAATATGTAATTTTCTTTTCAGCATTTTCTATACTATTACTCTGTATAGGGGAGATGTAATCTTTAGAATTTTCAGTATAATGGCGATTTATTTTATTTTAAAAGACCTTCAAGCCTTAATACTCGATTTCGATGAGTGTATTTGCGTTTGAAACTGCAAGAACACTATCTACTTCCGAAGTAAACGCTGAAATCATTTCCTCAAGTTCCTTAATTTTATCAGAAAGTTTGAGAGGATCGACAATTTCAGTCTTGTGGCTGTCGTAATAAGACTTGCGAAGATTTTCCATTTCCTTTAACGCTTCTGCTGTCAGGGTGGTCTTATCAGAATTAGTACCATTCTTAGCGTAATCGGTAGCAGCCAAATCAGCTTTTGCATTTTCAGTTTCCATCTTGTTTACTGCATTTGCATACTGGCTACGAAGATTTCTAAGCAAATCCTTATAGTAATCCATTCCCCAGTTTTTCATTTCAATGGCTTCAGCAACGACATAATCCTTACCGTTGATTGTAACTGAAGTAGAGGAATTAGACTTGCTTACTGCTCTCTTGATAGCATTTCTGCGATTGATAAGTGTATTGACACTATCATAATCACTCTGAACATTAGTCTTAAACTCATCAACAGTCTTTCCGAGAATCGTCTTACTGCCAGACTTCATTGTTCCACAAAAAGTGCAATTAGAAATCTTGTCTGAAATTCTATCATTGAGAATTTTCAGTTCTGACAGCGCCTTATGTAAATTCATTGTTTCCTTAATCATATAACTGCCTTTCTACTATGTAATAATTATTGTGTCCTTTGTTCCAATCAGCTATCTGTGTTTTACTTCACATCAGATATTCCCAGCAAACACCACAAGGAGGTTTGAAACTTGTTTGCCACTTTCCTCGCCACTATCTCCCGACAGGAGCGAGGTTTACACCATAAACACTAAACAGAAAGGAGTGCGCTAACTAGCACTTATGGAATGGTTATTGGTTGGGATGACTGGATTCGAACCAGTGAAATGAGGGAGTCAAAGTCCCTTGCCTTACCGCTTGGCGACGTCCCAATAGTTGTGGTATTGGTATTTCCCAATAGCAATACCACGATGAGATCTTTTTAAAATCAGGGGGGTATTGGAGCAGACTGTACGAATCGAACATACAACATCAATCTACGATTGTGTAACCCTTTGTCTGCATATTAGCTAGGTGTGGAGTGCCAAGTTACCTTGTAGCTCACCTAGCTTTTGGTGTACCCGGTGGAACTCGAATCCACGACACCCTGATTAAAAGTCAGGTGCTCTACCAACTGAGCTACAAGTACATATCTGTTTCGTAATTCCTTAATAGCACTGCTTATGCTCAAAATAAATAGGTATTTAGGAATTAATCGTTCTTAAAATTCAGACGGATTAAACCGCCTAAATTTTTATGTAGGCTCATTCCAAAGCCATTTGATTGGTTCCGGAATTAACCTTGTGTATATATAATACACTATTTTTTAGGATTTGTCAAGGGGTATTTTTTGAATTTTTTGAAAATATTTTTATTTATTTATATATTTCCGGAAACGCCGTTTTTTATTGCTAACGTTGGTTTTATCTTTAGTGTATTCGTTTTGCTGAAAGCAATACCTCTCCCAATCATATTTTAGCACCATCTTTTGTAAAGTTGATGACACAGAATATTCTTTTCCAAAATCAAAAAATAATTCTACATCATTAGTGCTGTCCCAATCTATTGAATCATATCCTAAAATTTGAACTTTTTCCCATACCGAATGGAATCGCCCAGACCACCAGAGATGCTGAATGGAGAACCCAGCTCTGTTGATTTGTTTAATAAGAGACTGTTCTTTATATGTTCCTTTCCCCTTACATAAAAACAAATTACTTTCTCGCTCAAATTCTACCCATGCTAATTTCATTACACGATTATCATCATGCCAATAGCCAGAAGCGTTACAATAAATTTCAAATCTTTTTTTGACTATTGCAGGAATTTTAACAGACTTCCCGGCAGAATAAATCACATTTGTAGACCAATTAAAGTCAGAACGTTTAATTTGTAAGATTTCGGGAATTTTAAACCCAAACCATAACAAATAAACACTCAACTCTACTGATGATAACACATCAACTCCATAAGAATTGAAAATTGACATACCGATTTTCTTTTCTCGATAATCATCAAAGTCATCTTGTATTTGCTGAATATTAAGAAAATAGTTCGTTCCTCCAGATTTCTTAGATGTTTCTAACGCAGAAATGACTTCCCTAGGGTAGTCATAATCTAATAGAAATCGCCTGATACGACTTTTTATTGAAGAAATGTTATTGGTAGACATAGGCATATCTTCAAAACATTTCTCCCATTTGTCGGTGGTGGTGTATTCGCACAGGCAGACGTCCGTGGTTTCTAAATAATCATCAAACACATTCATTTTGCTTGTGAAAGAATGAATACTAGACCAATCCTTATAATTGTTGATGTCTTGCTCATGAGTATAGTTATTCGTTAACATGGAACTACCTCCTTGTCATAACCGCCCTTGAACATATCAAGAATTTTCCCAAGACCAAAAGAAACGGCTAATGCAATATCCACTTTGTGCATTTCAGTTTCAGTTGCACTGGTAACATATTCTTTCAGTCTGCTTTTGTCAATAGTTGTAGACTGCTCACAAAGGCAAACACTTTTGGCTCTTGCCGTAATTGTTGTGTGAGTAGGAAGAGGTTTCTTTTCTTTTGTGGTTAAGGGGGCTACTATTACAGTAGGACTGTATCTGTTCCCGACATCATTCTGTATAACAATTACAGGGCGAATACCGCCTTGAACGTGACCTTCTCCATAAGGGAGATCAGCATAATAAATATCGCCCCTCTTGATCTCGCGAGTAAAAGTATCACACTTCTTAAACATATAAATTCCTCCTTATATGTGTGTTACCCCAAAATAAATATTGGCTAAAGAATTGCTAGCTTGATTATAACACATTATGGTTGCTTTGTCAAGAGGGAAGACGATATTTCGACAAAATTTTTTATTCTCTATCCGGCAAAGGACACCCCTCTTCAATATCCCATACTCCGACTTCATACTCTCCCGGATTGTCTGTCTTGCGAATAAACATAGTCTTTGTGATTTCTGGATACTTGTCCATACCCAACATACTTATAACAGCCTTTATTACAGACGGCTTATGTTTCTTAGCTCTGAAAAAATCTATAACGAAATATTCTTTGCCATCAATATTTTTTGACCATATCTCGTCTATAAATTCTTTCCGACAGTATCCAAGAATATCTTTAGGAACGATATCCACAGTCTGAAAAGTTTTTGCTCTGTGTTCATTCCACAACCCTTTTATGTAGATTTCGCCATCTCCCCGAATCACCTTTACTACATCGGGTTCAGGATATTCAAGGTCTTTCAGAACACATATCCAGTCACCAAGCTCATAATTATGAGTTAATGACGGATATTCTGTAAAGAAATCACGATATATTCGTACATTATCCCCTGAATCAAGAACTTTGCCTATGCACAAATCCTCGTATTCATCATCGCTACCGTTGAATCTGGTCACAATATCATAACCATTATACTGTTTGAGAAAGTCACTTAGTTCTAACGTCATGTCATGCTCATCCCACATCTTGATTTGCTCCGGAGACAAATTCGTTCCGTAAATCTTGGTAAACCTTGGGTCATTCAACCTCTCTGCTATTTTGCTTTGAAACCTTTTAACCATTGGAATCGTCCTTTCTGTTGATATAATTACCTATTGTGTCATGACCGTTATGGTATATCCCAATCCAACGACCGCAATATATAGTGTTTGAAATTCCTTGTGTTCATAGTATATCACTTATTAGAACGTTTGTCAAGAGGTAAATTCATAAAAATGATATTTATGAACAAATCTATATATTGTGTATCGCTTTTGGAGTAGATTTCTACCTCCGATAATGTAATGCTTCTAAAAGCTGTATCTCATCGGCGATAGAGTTATTACTTGCAACAAAGCAGTTAATTAATGTATCTTTCGGCATTCTATTCTTAAAAGAAGCGATTATTTTAGCTCCGTCAATAACATAATAGTTATTATCTCTATGAGCAACTATTAATGGTGCGCTAAGGCAAAAATCTTTTTTGTTCTTAATAAAATCAACCATGCGCGAATCAGGCTTACGTTGATATGCATAGTTTACAATTAAATCAGGCAACGGAATTTCCTTAATGAGATTGTTATCTTGTGTAAATTTATTACAAGTCATAATATATTCCTCCATTAATTAAAAATTAAACTTATATTCCAACGGTGTTGCTCCCTTACCCTTATTATAATAGTTATTCACCATGATACGAGCAATTTTAGCTTCCGTCTTTGCAGTTGTAATACGGTCAGACTTAGCCATTCTAATAAGGTCGGCAGGGTTTACCTTGGATAACTTCTTAATGAACTTATTATCATCGAGTTCTCTGCTATACAGATTAAGGAGATAGCCGACAGCCTTAATCATTTCCTGCCTGAATGCCGAGTACGCACCGTCCCATGTATCATTAAGAAGTCTTATGAGCCGATCAGTCTTTTCTTCGCCAATCTTATTGTATGTAACTACAAGAGCCTTAATAGCGGTTATTCTGCTGTCAGCAGTTGATCTCTTATCCTCTGTAATACCAAGTTCAACACCATTCTTCTTACAAAGATTAGAAAGAGTAGTCATGGTTTCATCTTCTGCATAGAAAAGCCCCTTTGCCTTGTCAGCATACTGTAACGGAATTGAGCTGTCGTTCAGCTTGACAAAGTACATTGATTCTTCCTGCTGAGTAAGCCCTCTGATTACCTGACACTCCATAAGGTAATTATCGCCGAAACGTTTCTTTGCACCGTAAAGTCTGTGCTGACCATCAATAACATACCACTTACCGTCACGGTATGATACCACGATAGGCTGAAACAAGTTCTTGTCAAAATTAGAAGCTATATTCTCCGCTAACCTTCTGTTCCTTAATGTCCTCTGCGATGTGTATGTAGTGTTCAACTTATATATCGGAATAGATATAATTTCAGTCTTCTCACCACTTACATTAGCTGTCTGCCCGGTTTCTGCCATCTTCCTTTTGTTTTCAAGATAAAGCATTGCCTGTGTTTTGTTGGTTTCCTTTGACATTGCGTTCATAGTGTTCATAATATTTTCTCCTGTCGTTGTATTTTTGTCAAATCAAAGATGAAATGACATTATGGATTTGGTCGAGCCTTTCAAGGCAGTCAGCTATTTTATGTTTAGATTTTTCGTCCTCTTCATCAAAGGTATCAATATATTCCGGAGATAGTATGCGTTGCATAACCTCCTCAATATAATCCACACCTCTGTTAAAAAGGTCGGCTGTATTATTAAGATGTGTTTCGTGAGAAGAATTAATGTCTTTTATTTCAGCGTATATTTCCTCAAAGGATTGGGGAACGTTTTGTGAGACTTCTACTCGTGATATAAACTGATTATTGCTTATTTTCCCTTCGATAAGAGCATTAATAGTTTCCACATCAGCGGTTTTGGAAACTCTGACAGTATCACGGTATCGTCTGATACTTAATGATGTATGGTTGATATACTCAACCATTTTATCAAAGACATCATTCTTCCCCATCTCCAAAAGACTGTTCAAATGATTCGAGGTCGTCACTGTTGCTTCGATATCCGCTACACTGACTATTTTCTCCACATTCAATGACCGCAAGAGCTTCAGATAATACGTATTTGGGGTTCTCGCTTTCGTTCTCTCCGTCTGATCGGTAGCTTTCTGCGCTATCTCCAGTATCGTCTGAACTGTCAATGGTTTCAACTTCTTCATCGGTATTCACCTCAACCTTTGTGATATTATAATCTGCTATGTAATCCGTCATAGCATTAAGGATAACGCCACGCCGGTCACTTACGCTTCCATAGGAATACTGCTTTGCTCCAGAGCCGGACTTTGTGGCAGCATACTCGTTATATTCTATCCTTGCACTTGAATGCAGGAAATGTAAAAGGAAGTCTGTAAACTGCTCATCTGTCCCTTCCCATTGGTCAAGAGCATCAATGATATGAGGAATATTGCAGGCATTAAAGAACTCAATATCTTCCTCAACAAACTTTGAACTGCCTGTGATGTCGTTCAGACGGTCAAATAACTGACCAATCCTCTTAACGCTATACTCGTTTGCCTTGATATCAAATTCTTCTGCAAAATTGTTCATTTCAGTTGCGGAAAGGTCACAGTCACAACCCATCATAATCATCATGGTTCTGGTAATGCAACCGAGGATACTATCATTCTTAGCATTACAGCCGTCTATATTATTCCAAATAGCATTCTCGCAGATAGGCTGGAGATACTTCATTGTGTTTGTTCCGAATGCAAGTCTTAACTTCTGATTGGGCTTGAAAGATACTCCGTTGTTAATATTATAGATAATACCATCAAGTTCATCATCAGTGAAGCCTACATACTCGTAAAGGGTAATATCATAGTCGAGAATTTTTCTCTGGAGGGCAGGGGGGAGCTGTTTGAATTTCTTTCCGGCAAGTTCAACCTCATAAGCAATCGTTTCTCCGCTTTCAGAACGGCACACGCACTTTAACGGCTTTGTGTTCTTGCTTAACGAATATTCATTATTTACATATCCACACATAGCTGTTGTTCTCTGCAAACCGTCAAGGAGAGATTTTGTCAAATACATTGCTTCGTGTATTCTTTCGCCTGTATAAAGGATAGCACCGATAGGACGGTTTTGAAGAATGGATACGATAAGCTCACTTTTCTTCTTTGTTGTCCACTGATTGTCGAGTCTCTGAACAAGAGCATCACGGCAAAACTCTCCCTTTAACACCTTGTCCACATACACTTCGAGAGGCATTGCCTTATGATTGACTCTACCGTCTGATACATCAGTATCAAGAATAACATAGGTCTTACCGCACACCTCAACAAGATTATCCGGTTCTTTCTTCTTTCTAGCCATAATCGTATTCCTTTCTGTGAATTATCCGTTAAACTGAAACTTGCCGTTATAATAATCTTCAATGAACATTTCAAGGACTTCAAGTCCAAGATTGAGATTGAGCCATTGAGCTTTTAGCTTGCGAGAATCAATCGTCAAATAATACTCAACTGTTGTTCTCACATCAGAATGATTTAAGGCTTTACTAGCTACGATCGGATTTCTATTATCGACCCAATCACGAGAAATGAACTCTGCAAAAGTTTTTCTCATACAATGAGAAGAGAAATGTCCTTCAAGCCCAAGTTTCTTTGCTTCTTGAATAATAATTCTACTTAATGAACTAACACAATAAGGAGCAACTTCACGAGCCACACCATTATCATCATATTTTTCGCCAGTGGTAACAGTCTTTATTACTTTACCACATTCATCATACTCTATATGATGAATGTACGCTGTTCTGTTGCCCTCTCCGGCAAAAAGATAATTGTTGAGAGTAAGATGATTCACTTCAATTAAAAATTGAATAGCCATTTTTACAGCTTTATTGAAATAAACCTTCCTAGATTTACCTGTTTTACTTTCATTTAAGAAAATATAGTCTTTAATGTTCCCATTGTCATCAAGGACATCTCTTACCCTTATGATAAGTCCATCCCCAGCCCTATAGCCAGTATTAATAACAAAGAGGAAAGCTAATGCTTTTGTGAACTTCCGTTTACTTGATGATTTACAATTCATCAATAAAGAAAGCAAAATGTTATCTATATCATTTTTATTTGTAAACGCATCAGCACTATGATTTTCAGAATTTATTGAAACTCTTGCAACCAGATTACGACCTTCTCTTTTTTTCTTCAAAACAACCTTAATCTCTGGCTTAGCAGCAGGGAGGGGAAGTGTCTTCGGAATTTCTTCTGCGAGATTTGTGTTGTTAGCTCTCGGTACAAACCTTATAGATGAACGCATGAGTTTCAGTCCTTTCTATGCCGTTTCTATTGACATTGGTGTCGAAATGTGGTATAATGAGTTAATAAAGATTTCCATTATATATGGAGATTTATGCTATGTTTGCTTAACTGCTATGTATGTATTATATCACGAAAAACGATATTTGTCAATCGAAATTTGATATATTCATTACCAAATTTGTGATATAACATTTGTACAACTTGACGAAAGGTGAATAATATGGTTAAATTCAATATCAAAATGTTACGCTTAAAAAACAACAACATGCAACAAAAAGAACTTATTGAACTGACACACATCAGACCTTCCACCCTTTCTAAACTAGAAAACAACAGTGCAAAAACTATAAGTGTTGAACAAATCGATACGCTTTGTCAAGCTCTTCATTGCAACGTGTCCGATATTATAGAGTACATTCCTGATAACACAAACAAGGAGTAAATAAAACTGCGCCTTATTTTACTCATTCTAAAATAGTTGACAAATTCATTATAATCTGATATAATAAATATGGAGATATCATGGACGTAAATCAACTCCCAGATACAGTATATCATGGAACAGTTTCCATTCACAGAGATAGTCTTCTTTCAGGAATTGATATAAACAAAGGATATAAATCGGTTGATTTTGGTCAAGGCTTTTATACTACAAGCGATTTATCACAAGCTAAAAAGATTGCTTATGATAGAACAAACGCATATAATAAAAAGCGTAAACCAACTAAACCAGCATATCCTATAGTGATTGAATATAAAATAGATAAAACCATTTTATTACCGTTAAAAGGTAAGTTATTTGACTCTCCGTCAGAAAAGTGGATAGAGTTTATTTATAACAATCGTGTAGGCGCTGACTATGTAATCAATTCTTACTATAACTTAGACAGAAGATATCATTATGTTTATGGTTGTGTTGCTGATTCAAACATTGCTGATATAATCAGTGGTGTTAAACGTGGAGAGATTACATATGGATATTTCTATGACCACATCAAGCCATTACAATCATCAAAATATAATCAACTATCATTTCATTCAGAGCTATCAATTCAGGCATTATCATTTCTTAGGGTTATTGAATTTGAAAGCGAGGTGCTAATCCATGAGTAACAAATTATTCCAATATGTAGCTGAAGAAATCAGGGATAAATACAATTTAACCTTGGCAGAAGCAAAGCAAATTGTCCTCGATTCATTTCTCCCAGAACTGTATAATGAATGTGCAGATTTTGTCGAGCATTATGATGCTGAATACTGGGCTTATGAAATAATGGACAGCATATCCACACACTAAATTGAGTGGTCTTGCATAGGATATGCGAGATTGTAACAAAAGGGAAAGAGTGTTCTTCGGAATGCTCTTTTTCTTTTGTCCATCAATAACTCAAGCACCCAAGTTCAACCATGTGTTCAGAACGGTTAATTCTTTTCATATCCTTACTTATGAGATTATTTGTCATATCCAAAACTGTTTTCTGAAACACAGCAGATGAATTAACAAATTTCTTTGATGATAAATTTAATGAGTGCTTATAATTGGCAAAATTGCGAAGAGCCTTTATTCTCTGCTCACCATCTATCGGAAGATTTATCATACCGTTCATACCGTTACCTCTTTCTGTATGTATTAGTGTTTGTTAGTGTTCAGCAAACTTACATTCTCAATCAGCCAATTACCCCAAATATCTTGACAAATGATGTCTGATCGTGGTATAATAAGCTAATAAGATTTACCATTTCTTTTGGATTCGGTTTCTTGCTTGTTTGCTATGTTTAGATTATATCACCTCAAGCGGAGATTGTCAATAGCAAATCTGAATAAAATGAGAAATTTGTTACTTATTACCCAAATTATAATGCTCGATTTGGAGGTTTTGCTAATGACAAACATTTTCTTTGAGAGATTATATCAATTATGTGAAGAAAAAGGGACTACCCCCAACCCACTATTGACACCTCTTGGCATTTCATCAGGGACAATAACCAGATGGAAAGAAGGGGTTCAACCAACTGGGAAATTTCTAATAATAATTTCAGATGCCCTAGGCTGTTCTATAGACTATCTGCTAGGCAGGACAGACAACCCTCAATCACACACAGACAAAGAAATTCTAAGTTCTGATGAACAAGATTTGCTTGAAATATATCGCAATTTTAACGACAAGGGAAAAGTTGCCTTAAAAACACAAGCAGGTATTTTGTCTACTGTCCCATTGTACACCAAAGAAAACCAAATGAATTGATGGAGGATGTTATGAGAGACCTTTATGAAATTGGAACAATGGAATTTAAAGACCTTAAAAAATATATAGAGCTACCGTCTTTTCAACGAAGTGTTGTTTGGTCAATTGAGAAAAAGGAAGAATTTATTGATACCGTGCTAAAAGGTTTCCCTTTTGGTTCTCTTTTATTATATAAAAGTAGCCCATCCTCTTACTTATTAGTCGATGGACTACAAAGATTTACGACTTTAGATGATTTCTCGAAAAATCCATTCAAGTATATAAGAAACTATGAAGATGAATTTAAGGAATATTTCGACAAGATTATTGGTACATTAGTACCTGTTGTAACTACAAATTTTACAATTGTTAAAACAAAAATAACAGAATCTATTAAAGCCAATTTAACAAAAGAAAACAAAACTACTTGTATTGTTAATCAGGTAATATCTGATGTGTCGGTGTTGAAGGAGAAATATACAGAATGTTACGGTATTCTTTCTGAACTTATTGAAAGCATAAAAGATAAATATCAAATTCTTAATAAGAAAATCCCCTATGTATGTTATTCAGGGGATGAAGATTGTCTGCCCCAAATTTTTGAAAGGCTAAACGCAAACGGTACAGTATTAAGCAAATATGAAATTTATGCTGCCAAATGGAGTCATATCATTTTCAATTACAATGATCCGTCTATTCTTAAATTGGTAGATGAAAAGTATCAGAAAATGGTAGAAGATACAGGGGTAGAAATACAGAACTATCAAGACGGTCAAGTAATGAGAGAACAAAAAGTAAATCTTTTTGAATTTTGCTTTGCATTTGGTCGCCTTATTTATAAAGATAATCCTTACATAATTTTCAAAAAACAGAAATTCTCCACATCTGATGTAGCTTCAATCGGATTTTCTTTATTATCAGTAATTCTTACTAAAACTACCAGCAGCCTTAGCACAGTTGCAAACTGCTTCACTGACATGAGTGCTGATAAAATTAAAAACTTGATTAAGCTGAAGGAACTTATTTTGACTTGCCTTGCCCATATAAGTAAGATTTTATGTAAATACATCATGTTCCCCGATAATAAAAATTCTATAACAAAATATATAGAACATCAGATTTTGTGTATTGTTGGGACATATTTTAACATGAAATATTCTGTTTCTACAAAAGATTTTAGTATCACTGAAAAAACAGGGACGAAGAAGCTTGAAACAGCGTTTGAAAAGAATATGCCCATGCGCTATTTATATGAAATCCTGTCAGGCTATTGGAGCGGAAGTGGAGACACCAAGATTGCTGACGAATTATCTAAAGATATATCCGACAATCGTTATTTAACTCCGATCCCTCTTTCTACATGGGAAAGGTTTCTTCATGATTGGATGCTTGAGCAAACTCAAAAATCAATGAAAAATACCCCAACAGAAAATAAATTATTCTTATGTTTTTTACTTAGAATGCGCAAATCTAACGACAATTATATTAATAGTAAACCACTTAATGTTGAATTAGTAATCTCTAAAAGCCGTTTTACTCAACAAATGAAAAACAGCAAGGGGATTTGTGCCATAGGGAACTTATGCGTTCTTCCACAATTTGAGGTACATAGCAAGCAGGAATATACTCTGTATGAAGCTGTAAAGAATCGGTCGTTAGTGTTTGATATTAATGATTCTGTTATTAATGACTTTCTTTATCCTGTGGAATCTGAATTATTATTTTTAGATTCTGACTTCACCGAAGAAAAATATCTGTCGTTTTTAAAGAATAGACATGATTTTTTAATCAATAGATTCAAAGAGACTTTGCGTGGTAATGTGTAACTAAACAAAGACCCTCGCAACCAGTTTAGTAGCTCCGAGGGTAAATAAATATTAACAGAAAGGTAAGGTATTTTATTATGTCAAAAGGCATCGCAGCCCAGCTCAAATCTATCGAGAAAGAAATTCAACGCAAATCTGACAAGTATCAAGAGCAATTAAACAAAACTCCCAAAGACAAATGGTTTACGAAAGAATTTATGCACAGTGTTCATCTTTCTGAAACAATAAAGCAGTTCTTTGATAAGGCAAATGTTGATATTTCTCATATTGATAATTTGTCTGATGAGGAAAAGTCAAAGTTAAAAGCCAAACTTCCTGTTAAATTCAAAACATGGGACGATTTTCTTAAAGAAGCGTTTGCATTTAATGTAAAACAATTCTTATCCAATCTTTAATTGAACAGGGAACACGGGAATTTCACCATTTTCTATTCTAGTTTCCCAATCAAACATATCTGCACTAAGGACGGTATCTGTTGTAAGAGAGCCGTCCTTAATCTTTTCTTCGACAAATGCGTTTGTTTTATCTATATCTAAAAAAACATTGATATGAAATAAATTATTATCCATTTTATCACCTCTTTTCTATTTTAGTATGTATCTGGTACAATATAATTATACTACAAAATTTTGATTTTGTCAAGATGTTGTATAAAACGCTGTGATTGGATTGCAAGCAACACAATATCTCGTTAATGTAAATACAAAATTTCTTAAATACTGGCAGAAAGGCAGAGAAATCGTAAGTCCAAGCGCAAAAACAAGAGGATTACCATAAAAGTAATCCTCTTTTATATTATTATGAATAACAATAACATTTATAAAATTAATATTGACAATCAGCACGATTTATGTTATAATATGTCATATAAAACATTTGGTTAAATTCGGAGGTATATTATGAGAGCAAACACGAAACGTATCAAACAAAGCGTGGCAATGTCTTTAATCCTTTCATCGGTTCTGTTATCTGGCTGTACAGCCAAGATAGATGAAGTATCACAAAAGATGATGGATGATATCAACGCTATCGGAACGGTAGAAATCTCTGACGAAGATGCTATTGAAAAGGCTGAAAAGTTATATGGTACTCTTACAGATAAGCAAAAAGAACAAGTCAATAACTATGCTGATTTGCTCAATGCTAGAGATGAATTAGATAAGTTACTTGAAGAAAAGGCTAGAAAGGATGCCGAGGAAGCCGAGAAAGCCAAAGTAAAATATAAAGAAACATACAGCAACACTTTTGATATGATTACACTTGGTTGTTTAAACTCTGAAGAATTTGGTGGATTAACTAAGAGAGTTTGGTATAATTGTATATATGAGAAAAGTGACCCTGAAACAGATAAATATACCAAAGGAATATTTGATACTTTTTATTCTGATTTTAATTATGCTTTATCAACACTATTTAAAGATAGTAATTATCAAAGCGGAATTTCTGCAATTCGCGACTCTCAGGATAAGTCTGAAGAACTTATAAAAGAATTAAACAACCCACCAGAAGGTTGGGAAGAAGCTTATAAAGATATACAAGCTTTTTATGATTCTTTTATATCCCTATCTAATTTAGTTATTAGCCCCTCTGGTAATTTACAATCTTATTCAGACAACTTTAGTAATGCAGATAATGAAATGACAAAAAACTATAAAAAAGTTAAAGCATATCTCGAATAATAAAATAAGAGCCAATCTTTGAAAGACTGGCTCTTATTTTATGCCTGATATACTAGACCAATCTAGCTATCAAGAGGATTTTTAACATTAGAAAAACATACACTATTTTCTAAAAAACAACAACTATTTTTTCGCTAAAATTTTACTAAAAATTTTATAATATTTCAAAAACTATTTATATAAATATACTATAGATTTAGAACGCAAAATGATGTATAATACAATTACACCCCTCAAAAATGAGGGTGACTACTGCTAACGAATAGAAAGGAGCCTTTACAATGGGAGAACACGCAAACACTAGACCTTTAGGATTTAAAGATGTCGCTGATTACATAATCATCGATGGCGAAATCTTTTTCGCACCTTCAATTTTTCTGGAGAGCAAGTCCCCTGAAATAATTGATTTGTTTCTCGACAAATTTCTTAATTATTTGATTGAGTTACGTGTCGGCGAGACTGTCGCCGAACAGGTCTTTAAAGCCCTTGTGATCGGATGGGACGATTCTTTCCTTTTTCAAGAACAGCTTAACGGATATTTTTTGGAACTGTCGAATTTCTCAGCCAATGGCTCTATTTGCACTAAAATAAATCTTCAGTTAACATTGCTTGATGAAGAAAAGAAGGCTTTAATCTTGAGTCTTGAAGTTATCAGTAACGAGCTGCCCGATCGCAACATTATTTCGTAATTCCGTACCGAACCGAATAATAACCCTAGCTATAACATATATGGCTAGGGTTAACGCATACAAAAGTTAAAACATAGAAAGGTGGATATTAAATTATGAAGCAAACAATAGAAGAGTTGCTTTTTTCACAGAATACAGCAATCCTAACCAACGAAGACAGAGGTAATATAAAGCAAGTTTTTCTAACGACACTATCAGACCAAACAACTCAGGAATATTTTGAAATCTTATTGAAGTATATGAAAGCAAAACGGAAATTAAAAATGTCCACCGTTGATGTGTCAATTGCTTCTAACGTTCCCGAGGTCACTATTGCTCGTTTTGAAAACCTTCAGGCTGTTCCGCAAACAATAACATTAATGAAAATCCTTGCTTCGGTTAATTTGGGCATTCAATTAGAAAGTCTATCAGATTCTTAAATCAACAGGGAAAATGGTTATTTAATAACAAAAAGGGATTGTTTTTTATAAAATAATCCCTTTTAATTTTCAATATTCTATATTAGTAATCTTGTGCTTAATTTTGTATATTTTTATATTGACAAAATCAATACAAAGTGATATAATAATAATGTGAGGAGAACCCATAGACGGTTGCCCTCGGTATCATACAGTTAAAGAACTATAATCCGCCTATTGGGACTAGGCGGATTACTTCTTGTTGCTCAAAATTATATCAACGATAATTGCTAAAACTGCAATTGCGCAGCCTGCAAGACCGATGTACGAATCAACAGTAAGCATTTTCTCACTTCCTCTGCTTTTAGATTCTAGCAAAGGTATGTGATATCAACCCCCTTTCTACCATTGCTAGTGTCAGAGGGCTGACCGCCTATTTTACGTCTGCAAAAAGTACAAAAAAATCAGAGTGAGTTCTCCCCACGTCACATATTATACCATAAATCTTGCCAATTGTCAATGATTTTCTAAAATTTGACCTGTAAATCTTACGATAAAACACTCATTTCATGACATCTCTTCAGCTATTTTGTTAGCCATATGATACAAGTAAACACAGCATCACTATTAAGTAATGCTGTGTTATTTTTATGCCTGTTTACTGCTTGCTAAGAAACTCATCAATGCTATTCTTGATAATATTCATTCTAGTTAAAATTTCATTCTTTGTTGTAGAATGATTACTATTGTATTCCTCGGGTGTGTTCCAAAAGAAATAATCTAACCAATCAGCAAGTTTTTCGGAATTATCAAGCTTGTTTACATAACGCAAATAACTTGTGAAATTGGTTATGTTGAACATCGTCTTTGCAACAGCAGAACCTTTTTCAACAAGAATATTATATGCTCCGAGCAACTTATCATAAATGCCGTTGATTTCTTCCTGCTTGTCCTCTGTTATTTCGAGGTTTTCAATTATTTCGTTAATATGCTTTCCCGAATATTTCGGCTCGTCCTCATATAGAGCAATATAAGTCTTAGCAATGATTTCATGATACTTTTTCTGGTTGAACTTGTTTGCTGTAAGCATTGCCTTAAAGATTCCATGCTTTGATAATGCTTCAAAATCGTCCATGTCGGAACGTCTTATTCTTGCCACATCAAACGGGGTCATCTGCTCACCAGAATTGATTCTAAGCATGATGAAACGCATTATTTCTTCCGAAGCATTATCTGCTATCAGAACTTTCATGGAAGCCCCTCTGAGCTTCTCTTTAAGTTCCTCAGGTAACTGACTAAACTTGCAACCATTAACGTTGTAGTAATGCCCGTTGCACTCAATCAGAGGATCATTCTTTAATCCACACAAGGGAAACTCGTCATTCAGATAAGAAACAATCGAGCCGAGCATTCTCTGCTTACCATCATACACCTGATAAAGCTTCATCTTCCCCTTGCCGACCTGATTTACTATGAATGCAGGCTGGAACTTATACAGTCCGGCGAGAATGGAATGAATGTATGCCGACTTTCTATCTTTCTTCCATACAACGGCTCTCTGCTGTGGGATTTCAAAATCAAGAAGTTTATTACTATTTGTGTATTTGATATAAATATCTCTGACACTCCATGTGTCACTATTAAGCTTTAAATCATCCGTGGACAGAATATGACTATCCTCGGTAATTTCAACCTCACAATCTTTGATTTTAGCCTTCTTAGAGCCGGCTGGCTTAGTCGAGGATTCTCCTTTTTTAGGTCTGCCTCTGTGGCTCTTAGGCTTTTCTTCGCGGTTATTTCCCACAACAGAATTTTCATCTATTGTTTCAGGCTGATTCCCCGGCTCTGTGTTCTGTGTGGTTTCATCAAATGTTACCTGCTCATCTTCAAATGCCATATTAACCTCCATGCTCCGTTTTGAAATTAAGAAATATATACCATTTACTAATTATTTATTTTATCATAATTTATTCCCTGTGTCAAGTATTTTATTCCGATTTTTATAAAAATAATTCGTGATTTAAGCAAAAATAAAAAATCCACCTTCGGATAGAAGATGGATTTTATTAATGTTTTTGATTTTAGCTTTGGTATCTCTTTCTTGCTTCATCTGCTGAATATTCATCAAGTAGATGCGATATTCCTTTCGGTGGCTTAACACCTGCTACGTCAAAAGCAAGGAGAATGTATCCATTAATAATGCTGTTACACATTCCGGAATTGACAATCTTATCAAAATACTCCGATGGTTTTCTCCACATTGCGAATGCTTCCTTCATTTCTTTCTGCTCAGCAGGGGAGAGGTCTTCAAAATTCATAAAATCTCCTCCTTAATTATATTGTGTTAGTAACTTCACAATTATTAGTAGCTTGAATACAATAATAAAACTTATATTTTTTGCCAGTTGGTGATATTGTATTAGGAGCACAATTGATATAATATTTATTTTCCCCTATCTGTACTATATCCCCTATGTTTAGTGTCTTATTTTTAACGAGTGCTAATGGGAAAAGGCTATATGTTCTAAATAATAAATTCATAGTGTTTTATTCCTCCATTCATCAAGATTGATTCCAAACTCTTTCTTCACATCACATTTTATACATTGTGGTGACAATGACTTTTCATCTACAGTTATAAATCCATTGTAAGGATAAAATTCAGTAACATAATAAATATCTGAATTCTCTTTTCTTAGAACAATATAACAATAAGTATTGCTTTCTCCGTCCTCTATTTTCTCATATTCAAAATCGTACACCTTTCCAACTATTAAATTTTGCTCAATCGTCATTTTATATACGCAAATGCCATTATTAATATCATAATAACGATTTATTGTTTTGTATTTTACTCGAGAAGGTTCATTCCTATGTTCTCGTATATACAAATTGGGCTTTCTCATAGTTCTTCCTCCTCAATCAATAAAAAATCCATTACAAAAGCCAGTGCAAACTATTTGTTCACGCAATCTCTTAACTTCATTTTCTAGATTTATAAAACATTGTCTCTCTTTTCTTCCATTTCTTTTATGAATATGATGACATTTCTCACAGATATATAAATTATCTTTCGAGATAAACCTGATAATTAAATTAATAAGATGATTTCTCTTAAAATTATTCTTTGGTTTCATAATAAAAATCTCCTCTATTCATTAAGTTATTGCAACAGTAACCTTTTTAACAACACAATGTTTAAATTCTTTTTTGAACATAATCTGTGTATAATGAGCATGATAAAGAAATTCGTTTGCTCATTCTTCTGTCCTAAATTTTTCAACAAGATATAAACTTCTGCTAAAGTAAGGATATCCTTTAGCATAGGCATCGTATCCGAAAAATTTTCCTTCTTCATTTACAATAATAAAATATTTGTCATATATTTCAATAGACATTTGATAAAATTCTCCTTTCATCAGATGATAAAATAATTCAAACCTTTGACATTGATATCGTCCGAGGTGCAAAGAGGAACATAAAGTAATTCGTAACCACGTTCATAAATTTCACCGTCTTCAACTACCTCAATGTGTATCATTTTGAGCAACTGTTCTTTTATTCCTCTGTGGTATTCCCATATATCATCTTCATCAGAATTATTGTACCACTTGTACCATTTCTCTCCATGTAAAATATATGTTGCTAAAATAAAGTTTACGATTGAAGTTTTGAATCTGTCAAAATTTATTTTGTTTGTGTCAAATGGCTCAGAACGGTTGTCACTTAATCTCTCCAACAGATGTTTCCCAAGCCAATCCAATTCATAATAAAAATCACTGTCGTGCAATGTTATCATTAAATACTTCATAATTATCACACCTTTCTTTCCTTAAACTTTATTCCGTGTTTCTCAAGCCAATCTATAAGAGGATTAAAGTAACACTCTGGTCTTATAATATTTGGTACATTTTCTTGTGCCCACTTAAAGCTCCAATCAGACAATTCTCCACCATATGAAAGATAATTCAGTTCTAGTCTGTGCAACCAATCAGCCGTTTCTAAATCATAGTTTTCATACAGATATTTAGACGGTAAATGGCTTACCCATTCCTCTACAATATATTGTCTATGATTTAATTTTGCTATTTTAGACTTCGTGAGTTCGTGTATTAAATCCATTCCTTCTTCTTCCATATCGTTAAGAGTAAAGAATGCCTTGATAATTTGAATATCGTTATCGCCGGTTAAATTCTGATTAGCTACGAGTTCCTTTAAAGTTGTCATATTTTTAAGTCTTCCCATTGTTTATTTCCTTTCTTTCACAAACAGAAACAATATCTTCGATTTCTAAGTCTTTCCCATTTAGTTGAGGCTTTTTGGTTTCGGATTCAACAAGGTCAATTTTCAATTCTTGACACAGTTTAATCATTTCTTCTTCATTAAACATATCATTCCTCCAAATAAGGATTATCCTTCAATCTCTCATCACAGCCTTTGGCGAGAAGAAATTTTCTCCATTTAAACTGGTCTTCATAATCAAGAGAAAAATCTATATCAATAGACGATAGACTCAAAACTACCTCTTCAGTAATTTCAAAATTTTCTGTTTCACCATCATTCCATCCATCCGTAGTAATATCTGCTGTGATTTCATTAAATTCTTTATCTCTTTGAATATTCTCAATCTTAATTGGGTGGAAAATATCCGTAAGGATAAATCTGATTTCTTCGTCTGTTAGAGATAAAAATTTTCTATATTTCATTATGTATCTCCTTTTGTTATCAATTCCTTAGTGAAGCCGTTAATATATCTAATTTCTCCGACACTTTCATCTACCTCTTTTACTTGAACAAAACTAAAAGCAACAACAATTATCTCTGCGGTACTTTTATTTATCCATCTTTTTGCATTTCTTAATTCTTTCAAAAAGAAGCTTGGTTTATCGCAAGTGTCTATGTAATTGCACACAGCATCAAACATTATTCCTTCTGTCATACTTTGTGAGTAGTATTCAATTGGACAATGGCATTCCTTTGACATATACTGTTTTATCTTGTCAAGCCGTATGTTAGGTTCATTTTCGGTATCACTTTTACAGATCATGATTATATCACAAGTTCTTTGATTCATTTTAATCCACCTTTCAAAAATTATCCGATAAAACGGAGTTTTCATTCTACAATCTGAATGTCCTTTAGGGTCAATTTATGATCTTTCATCCAAATTTGGATTACAGACAGCATAACATTTTCCCATATGTTAATAGTGCCGAGAAGAATGCTTTCAGACAAAAAACATTTTATAAAATATGGAATAAATTTGTAATCGTTCATCTTATAAAACGACATTCTTCCATCAGGATAAAGAGATATACTTATGCTATTTTTTATAGATAAAGGACGACCGCACTGGTACATCCCTGTAAAAATTCCATAAGTAATATAAATTTCATCCCTATCATCCACATTAAAATTTTCCACTTTTACAACATATGTGCCAGAAAACCTTGTATGAAATGGTCTATCGACCGTTTCTGTCCTGTTTGTTTGGGCAGGGTAATAATCAGTAAATCCACACTTTAACATCTTTTCTTTAAAATTAGTCATAATCTATCCTCACTTTCTTGGAAAAATTTCGTCATCATCAATGGCAGATATAATAATTCTTTCACTGTGATAATGGCTGTCTTCATTGTTTAATTTTTCATTCCAAAAAGAATCATTTGCAATAGTAATATAATAGTTATTTTCCCTGTCGCCAGCGCAATATGTTCCAATGCTTCTTATAACACCTGTGCCATATTTTGCTTCGTATTCCTGTAATTTCTTGATTACTTCGCTTGTTGTTGATACTAACATAATTTATTCCCTCCATATTCTTTTATCAGAGTAAATGTTGCCCGTGATATTTTCCAAAGCGGTCATTACACCGAGTATCTGTGTAATTTTCTTCCTCATTGCTAAATCACGGTCATCTTTGGCTTGCTTTTCTTCTGGTGTAAAGTTAGCAAGTTTCTCTTGATATTCCTTTTGTATGAGTTTTTCTTTATTGCGCTTAACTTTCTTGCTCATGCAGTTCATAATATTACCTCACTTTTATTTCTGCCACCAATTATCATAGGGGGTATCCTTCCAATTAAGACCCTTAATTAACCTACTGGATATAGCCTTGAGTATCTCAGGATTATTATTTTCATTGATAAGGCGGTTCATATTAACAGTTTTTCTATCCTTGCGGTATTTAGCAATAAACGCAGCAACATCCTCCATTGTAGTTTCTGATGTTTCAATCGCATACATATCAGGAAACCAAATATCTGAAAACCCAACCCAAGATGTATATTGTCCAGCATATTCTCCAGTCATCATAGGTATTCTAATGCCATTATTAAATAGGATTTCTGAAATTTCATGCCCAGTTGGTGTCTTAAAGTCAGCCGTGATACTGAATGTGCTATCAAGAGTAAAAGAATACATATCATAACAGGGTGCTTCAAAGCCATAAGCTCCTTCAGCGTGATAATCTGCCCCAATTACAGTTCTTGAACCACATCCTCCACATACAAGTAACAATTCTTTGTTGTTATATATTGCATTGTCAATTTTATTTTTAGGGAAAACATGAATCCTCCCACAACTACATACTCTTACTTCCATAGTAATATCCTCCTATATTCCTCAAATTTGAATTTTATCCGTTATCTGGATATAGCTTGCAATAAATGCCTTGATAAATGGCTTGGTTAAGCCATTCTTTTGAGCATATTTCCCGATGAAATGTTTATTTTATCGTCTTATGCCATCTACCATTTCTGAACACCCATTCCTCAAGATTTCTTTCTGAATACGCAGGTGTACGGTCATAATCCCATTCGCTAATTGATGTATAAACCCCATTAATATTATCTATATAGAATTTTCCATCATCACGGTGGATTCTCTTAGCATCGGTCAATGCTTTTGTATAGCACATATCCATAGCATAAGTCTTTGATGTTGTTGCTCTCTGGTGTCTTGCTGTCATAAAACTCATCCTTTCAATAATTCGTGAATGTCGAAGCACCCCATATAATCACTTATGTAAACGCCATTATCATTATAAATAAAGAATATATTGCCGTTATTATCAATATACATAGGGCATGATATAACATTGCCATTTTCTTCTTTAATCATAATTGAATTATCATCAAAGTTTTGTTCTCCTACAATAATACTTGTATCTCCAACCCACCTTTTGTTAGTAAAGTTGTCGTTCCATTCTAACATATTATTTCTCCTCCAAAGTCATCATAGCAAACATCCGTGTCTGCATTTCCAATCTTTTTCTCTGTCCCGACAGATGCCTAGCAATTCACATTGCTGACAATCCTCTGGCAGTTGTTTGGTTTTCCATGCTCCGGGCTTCTGTTGTTTATGCTTTTTAATCTGGTATTTTATCCAGTTAATCAGGTTCACGGCTATATTTGCCCTCTGCAATATCTTTCATACGCCACTACATTTCCTTTGCAGGTTTCATAGTTTTAATCCTCCTCAATCAATCTCCAGAATATCCATTATATAATCTGGCTCTAAACCCAAATTATCCATAATGATGTCTGCACCATCACTACATGGTCTATTCATCAGTTCTTCCTTTGTTTCTCTTACGAGGTTTATTGCTTTCTGCTCGGTTATATCATCACGTTCCATTAGGATTTTTACTACTGGATTCATTATGTATTCTCCTTCGTTTCTACCCAATAACACAAAACACCAAATTCTCCGTCTTTAAGTCCGTGAGATTTAGCCCATGCTATAGCTTCTTCCGTTGTATCAAAATGCTTTGCATAGTTTTCAAAATCTACGCACAAAGTAAAGCTTCCATCTCCGGCAAATTCCTCAATGTAATCGCCGTATTCAAAGAGTTCAAGAAAACAGATGTACCGTCCTGACATTATGTATTCCTCACTTCTCATCAAGATTTATCCCGTAAATATCTTTTATCCAATCACGGATGGTTCTACCATAGCCGATAAGCCCTTCCCATTCGCAAACACAGTTAAGAATTTCTGACTGACTCATAGCATTGATATCATCGTCTTTGATTGTGTCTGTTGGTTCAAGGTCAAGGTTTTGACGTACAATACGGAGTATGTTTTCGGGGTATGTCATTAATTTATTCCTCACTTTCAGTATAATGCTTTCTTCATACGGTATGCAAAATCCGTAAAGCATTTATGTATTTCTTCCTTGATTGTGGCTGCGGTCAGAAATCTGTAATCATTCCGTGTGATAATTATTCGGTAAACCTCGCCCTCGGATATCTCGCAGACATCCTCGCCTGTGTCATCGTCATGATATTCATTCTCTGACATAATGTTGTCTATGTCTTTGTAGAGGTCTGATATACGTTTCATATGTGTTCCTCCTATATTCCTGTTTTGGGCATTTTATTCCAATCAATCTGTTTAAAAACTTCTTTCTGAAAATTTTTCAATTCTTCTGCCTGTTCACAATCATCTGATTCACAATATTCGTCTAAATCATCATAGTAACAGTCATCAGTCACAATCTCCCAGTCGTACCATTCTCCGTATTCATCGTCAAACATCTGAATTCCACCAATATTGCAGTAATCAGGCTTAACGTTATTTTGAAGCTGAAAAGCATCATATGCTGCGAGAGTATCTAACAGTTTTTTACCTTCCTCTGGTGTGCCTACTGGGACATAAAAAGTTTCATTAATTCCCACCTGTGGTATCCACCATACTCTTAATTTACTCATAACAATTTCCTCCTACAAAATCGTGATTTTATTCTGCTTAAACTTCAACTACCTTATACCAGAAATTTTCATCTCTTGTATAAGTGCCTACTGTATAATCTTCTGGAAGGTGTGCTGCGGTTTCGATCTCCTTCCTAGTGAACTCACCTTCTTCAAGTATTGTTGTTTCGGTTGTTTCGTTTGCGCCTGTTTCTACTCTCAACATTGTTTTGTTCCTCCTCAATGTCTGTTTGTTTTGGTGTTTATTTTCCAACCTTGGCAACCTTATTTCAGACTGCCAAACGCTCTCGGCTTAATGGCTGTTTATAGCTGCCGAGTCAGCTTTTAGATTACTTCCTCTATCTGCTTCCAGTATTCTTCAGGAACGTCCTCACCGAGAATATCATAGAGTAATGCAACTTCTGTTTGAAGTTTAGCAGTAAGATTTGCTTTTTCCCAAGCTATTTTGGTGGAAATGCCTTTTTTATTCAAGTCTTGAAGTTCAGCCAGCTTCGCAAAAAGTATCTGCAAAAGCTCCTGTTTAGTTTTCATGTAATTCCTCATAGATTATTGATTTTGTTCTGCTTTTGTTTTAGGTTTGATGTTAAGCAGAGTCATTGTTCCGTGCACACAGTTTACAAGATCTTCTGCTTTCTTCGTGGCTTCTCTTAATGTTTTTGCTTCAATTATCCGTGTGGTATTATACCCACCATTCCGCGACTGCGGATTCCCTTTAAAATATGTTGCTATGTAAAAATATGTTGCTATATATGTCATGATTTATTGTCCTCCCATGCATGATTCCTCATGCTTATTATACCATATATTTGGCATTTAGTCAACGTGTTTTTGTGCTATTTTCAGCACAGTTAATTCAGAAGTGTCGGCTGATTTCTTCCTCTGAATAACCGAGCTTTAATAGTTTCCGTATGTGCTTTTCTCTGCACATCTCACTGCTAATATATGATACTGTTGCTATGTTTCCATAGCGTATATACCAACATCTTCCGCAGCTGGAATAGTTACCGTATCTGGGCTTTATCACTTCAATCTATCCTCCCATTTGATTCTAGGATCGTCCCAACTTGTCCATGATTCCTGTCCTTTCATGCATTTGTTAAGATGATCGTGCCAGATTTTATCGTTATCTGACACAAATCTTCCGTAATATTTATCCGCTGGAGGCATTCCTTTGCCGATATACATATTCTTAAAATCACAAAAGACCGCAAATAATAAACAAAGTATTCCAAACATCAGGCTATCACCTTCTTCCGCAGGTCAGCTCTCGGCAGTTTCCGTAACTCTACTTTGTAGCAGGGTAGTGGCTTCTTTGTGAGATTTACTGTTTTTCTTAATGATATCATGATTTAATTCTCCTTAATGTAATTCTTTTCGTTGTATTTCTTCCATTCTCTTGCTACTGAATAAGGGATATTTACTTCAACCTCAACGGCATTCCTTGCTATGAGCTTGACTTTACCCCAGATTTTCATTGTAGCAAAAGATGTACCACATAATCCGTTTGTCAGTGGGATTGTAACTTCTTTCCCATCATCAATTACTTTAACGAAAATTTCCGTGCCCTGTTCCATTATGTTGCTTAATTCAAGAATAGTCATATTAATTCCTCCTTAACAATAGCAATCAAATTCTGATAATCCGATTCTGCCTTCAGCCTCTATGTAATTAGTTATGCCTTCAATGGTTATTCCGTATTCATCACACATATCCGGTTCATCTTCTGCAAAACTTTCAGCATCTGCAAGGAATAGCAGATGTTCTTTTTCCAGTCCTCAACTGATCGTTCAACCGGAAAATATCTCGCTTTAGTTTCCTCAAGAGTTAAAATTCTTTTTTCTTTTCTTTTCATAATGCTATCTCCCATCAATATTTTCTTGCTTTAGGTGTTACATCATACAGATAATTATATCCGTATTTACGCTTGATATATTTCTTCAACCACTTGTAAACATAAGCTGGGCAATTATTCCCGATTGAATAATATTCAAACCAAAACACATTATTCTTTACGATTATCCCCGGTATTCCTTCCCGATTGAGAACATCATAAACTTTTTGTGCAATTTTAGTTGTAGCATTTTCCAGTTGTACAAGTATTTCAAATTCAAGATGTTTCTGATTTTCCATTGATATTTTCCTCCTCCCCTTAATTCAATTCATAATATGTTTTATCATAATTCATTTTTATTTCTCCCTTTTTAGCCGTGTCGAGAAGATACTCTGCATACATTTTTACAGACATTCCAAATGAAGTGCCGTTATTAAGCAGATAATCATAAAAACTTTTATCATACGTTTTGAAAATTTCCATACACTCATTATCCGATAGACATTTCATTATATTTTCCTCCTCAAATGCTTATGTTGTAATTCACGTTGTCAGGCTCAAGCTCAACTGTGAATCCGTGTTTCTTGAAGTATTCCGCTATTGACGTGATAAAACACTTTGTTGTTCCGTGTCTCTGTACCTCTCCGAAAATTTCCGGTATAGCTCGATAGTCAGCAAGCGAGATTTTCCTCTTTCTCAGGTCTGCTTCCGTATCAATAGCCGTGTAGTCATGATAAAGGGCAGATAGGATTTTGTGCTGTTTTGCTGTAAGTTTCATTGTGTTTAGTCCTCCTCCATATCTCCGGTAAGTTCCTTGTAACGATTTTCCGCTAAATACTGCCATATGCCTATAGCGTGATCGCTTGTTACTCCTCGGCAGAGTTTCCGCACATCATCCCAGAATGTATTAGTATTAGTTAATTTGTTGAGTTTGTCAATGCGTGAAATATCACGCTTTTCAAAGGCGTATTTATAAGTCATTACGATTGCCTCCTCAAACATCAAGCTGCGACTGAATTTCTTCCGTTGCTTCTTCCAAAGAATACGCCTCAGTTTCAAAAGTCAAGGTGTTTTCTTCCTCACCATTTGAAATAGTGACAGTAACTGTATAGCGGCGTTTTTCTTTAGTTATTTCCTCTAACCGTTCTGCTACTGACAACAGCTTATTTTTTATGCCTTCAGCATCATCAATTAGTGTTCTGATATCATCGGGGACTCCGTTTTCTCCTCTATGAGGTATCCACATTTCAGCGTGCTCATCTGCATCAAAATCGTTCGCAAGCTGTTTAAACTCCTCAATAAATCCGCTGTCTGTACCGTCATACCACACTGTTTCAATGACATCTTCATCAGCATTTGAATAAAATTCAATGTCACAGCAAAATTCGCCGTCTTGCTCCGTCCTGTTATATACTGTAATATTATTTTCCTCAAGTATATTAAGTGTTTTTTCTGCTAACATGGCTTTATTCCTCCTCAGTCAAAATATACCGTTCTCAACGCTTCAGCAATAGTGCTGTTATCATTATCTTCAATGATTATCGCACTGGCGAATTTTTCCGCTATATACGTTTTCATTGCTTCCATGCCATCCGTTGTGTTAAGCTCGGTATGGAGTATCACGGAAGATTTACGGCTTGATTTATGGCGTTTTGTGTAGGGATTTTCCGTCATCAGGAATATGCGGTTATCGTCTGTTTTTGTCCACATGATAGACTTGTGTAATATCTTCATTACTACTCGTCCTCCTTTTCCTCTTCAATAGAAACCACTCCACAGGGCATATCTCCGCATGCACAGCTTTTCCCGCTAAAATGCCTCATGCAATCGTTTAATATACAAGCCTTTTGAAAACCGTTTAAGCTATCAAGACTAATCTTTTTTCCGTCAAAGTCTGTCAGCGTATAACGATCAGGGAATTTTTCATCGCCATACAATGTGTAGATTGCTTTGAAGTCACGGAGATATGCAAGAATGTTGTCAACTTCATCTACTGTTATATCCGGTTTCTGACGGTATAAATCCGCTTCAAAATATTTCTTATCATCTATTGTATAAGTTACTTTGCGCATGGTTTGTCCTCCTCAATATTTAGCCATGATATCATTTATCATGCTATTATATTCTTCCATTGTCAACGGCTTTAATGTGCCATTGTTCTGTATCAGACAAGAGGAAATATAATCCTCAAAATTGTTATACTCCTGCTGTTCCTCAGCAGTCATTGCCTCAAAAATCGTCCACAAATAGGCACGGTTGATTATATAGCCGTGTTCAGTATCAAGATAATATGTTGCCATGGTTTATTGTCCTCCTTAATGATAGACTACAGTTGCATTGTTTATCCGCTGGTTATTCTTTTTGTCTCTGAGAAATTCCGCGATCTGTTCCTCAGTCTTGAAATCAGGCACTTTACAACGAAAATATAATTGCTTCCGCTCAATCTTTTTTTCGTTTTCATCAAAGCGTGAGAAAATAACCATTATATAGCGTGTGTCACCGTCCCATATTTCGCCTTCATTGTCGATATTGTAGCTTCCTATATACTTAACCATATAATTATTATCCTCCTATTTAGTTATTCCGTTAGTGTTGGTGATCCGTCAAGAGTTCATGCACTCAATCTGGATATATTGCCGGGAGCGTTGCCCGGCTCGGTAGTGGTGATTAGTACTCAAGTGAGAAATAAGCGTTACCAAATGTATCTTTCATTCCGTCAAGAAAATAGCGCAGCTTCTCGGGATTCTGCTGGAGTTCGGCGAAAATACTATTCAGTTCTTCCGCGCTAATCTGCTTGCAAATATCCTTTGCGCGTGAAATTGCTATAGACTGCCCGATTCCGTAAATATCATTGATGTTAAGCTTCATAGTGTAAATTCCTTTCTGTTTCTGTTTTTATTGGTACTCCTTTTATCCTCATGCGGATGATCGGGAGATATGCAGCGGAGACGGTTTTATTTCTCCGCTGATAGGTGATATGATTGAATTACCAGTTGTAGACTTTACCGCCCTTTTTGGCTTCATCAAATATATCACAATGTTTTCTGGCTAGTCCGTGATCTGCTCGATATCGTTTCAGGGCTTCGCGCTTACTGTAGCCTAAGTATAATTGATTATTGATTTTCAGTCCACCAACAGTATAATAAATGTGTATATGCATTGTAAATCCTCCTATCAAATGTGGATTTTATTGTAAATTAATCCCAGTTAAATACAAGCTGCGGGAATGCCTTTTCAAGTTCTGCTGAGTCTATGCAAGTATAGTCACCTATTATGCGCCCTTGCTTGTATATGTTGCCTCTGTACCGTGCATCAAGATCATTAAAAGTAATGTCGATTTTGTCCGCTTCTGTTGGATTATCTCCATACCACATATCAATTTTAATCATCCCTTTACACCTCCGTCAATTAATTTCGCCTATTTCACAAAGATAATTTAAAGCATCTTTGATTATCTCAGGGAAATTATCATAAATTTTCCCGTCCTCGTCATAATCTATGCCTTCATTATATCGGCGGTTCATCTTTTTTGCATGGTATTTTCTTGCCTTATATAGCGCATTTTCCCATGTAATTTTCCCGTAAGTGTCCATAACTTTTATAACCTCCTATTAAATCTTTTAGCTATTCCCGTTCTGTAATGGTTTTGAGTGACTTATTCAGTCCGACAAAAGCGACTTTTCAGCCGTTTTTGTTTCGTCTTAATTCTCAAAGACTCATCAGGGACTTTAATTAATATTAAACGTAATTATGCCTTTGCAGTCCTCAAACACATTATCAATGCTTGTGACATCTGCTTGTAATAATTCATCTGGAACATCTGATATAAAACCAGTATATATAACTTTTTCCTTTTCGTTACTCCAGATTGAAAACACCTGCATTTCAGGATCAACAAACATTTCAATAATTTCTTCTACTGTAAACATCTTGTTTACCTCCTCAATTCAATAATTTTCCGTGAGTGCAGTGCCGATTATTTCAAGGGCGTTTCTGTTGGCGAAAATCTCCGCTTCCTTGCTATTTGGCAAATAGGCGCAAAATATAGCGCTTCGGTTGTCTCTAAATGTGTAATACATGGTTAAATCCTCCGTTGCTTTTCTGTTTAGTTCTGTTTGTGTTGTGTTGATGACGATTTTAAGCGTTTCAAGCTCTCAGCCGATATATAAACGGTTTATTTTTCGCCTACTCCGTAAAAGGGCGGTGCAGTGCAATAATTAAAGATAATTCGACTTGAAAATTTTTCCGATATCTTCATAGTTGGTGAAAATAGGGCATTTTTTTTGAAATGTATTCTTCAAGTCCAGCATTTAAGCAGCAGAATATTGTATCAACGTTGTATTTCGTTTTTACACGATCATTATTGCTTATCTGCTTTACAATGAAAGCGACTGCTTCGCGGATTATGTCCGTTTGTTGAAAGTGACAATTACAAGCGCTGTATCTCCGTTTGAATAAGTCACCATTAGAAAAAGCATAATTGTAAGCTATTACCGCTTCAGCGGTGCAGATATCCAACGGTGTATTCTTGATTTTATGGTATTTCAATTTCATTTTGTCCATTCCTCCGTCTGTTCGTTGATATGGTGTATTGAGTTTAACGCCCTCCGGCGTGGAGATCGTTTTATTTTACGTTGCAACGATTAAACAACGATTGATTTTAGGCTTGATAAAATTTAATGGTGAAATTATCACCAAAATGATAATTCTTGATGTTTTGGGCTTCTTTTTTAGCTTGATCCAGATTAAAAGCTTTTACCTTTTGAGTGCTTGCACAATAGCCGTATTCATCAAGAATATCAAATGTATATTCATGGTTGTTATCGTGGAAAATTTCAAGGAAAACGCAATAAGCACATGAGTTTTTGCGGTAAAAGCGACTGAAAAAAATATCGTTCCAGTCAAGTTTATTTTGCGCTTCGATAAACGCTTTATAAAAGTCCTGTGTGAAGTATATTGTTTTCTGGTGCGCTGCTTCAAGTGCTTTTTTCATTTCAGAATAAGTAAGCATAATCTTCAATCTCCATTCTGTTTAAGTGTTTACGGCTGTCGCCGTTGGTGGTGGTTTTGTTTTTCGCCTAAATAACCACTAAAAACGGCGGGGAAATTCAGCCTATAGCCTTTTTGATTTCACGATAAATAAGTTGTGTTAAAAGATTTTCGGCTTCACGTTCGTTGTATTTCGTCTTTTCGCTGTCTGTCTCTTCAAGTAACGTTGCAAGCAAATCAACGGCGCTGACATTGTAATAATAATCATCGTTAAAAATTGTTGGAAGTCCCTGCATCCAGTCAGTGAATGCTTCAAGCTCTGTGGCATTGTTCTGAATTTTGTTATAGCCTTCAACACGAAAAACCTTGTAGACTGTTTCAGCAACTACAGAAAAATCTGTAGTATTGTTAAGTTCCTTGTATTCGTCATAACTAGACGGATCAAAATTAGCGATGATGTAAGCGCGGATGTTTTCGGATGCCTTTTTAGAATTAGCTTTTAACATGATTTTATCCTCCTTGATGTCGGTTTGTCTGTTTGTGTTCTGGTTGATTTTGGTGCAGGCTCTAAAGTTCATGCACTTTGTCGCCTGATGTGTCCCGGCTGATTGAGTCCACCGGGTGACTGGTGATTATATCCCAAAATTAAAGCCTTCACGTTTGAAACGCTTCAAAAAGCCCATTAAAATACGCTTTTCAATATCCTTGATATAATCAAGAGAAATTTCGCCGTTGATGTAATCAATAAGTGTTTCCGTATCATTTGCGGATATTAAACACTCAACCGCCGGACAAATTACAGAATTTTCAAGCTTGTAAAACTTTTTGCAAAATGTTGCTTTATCATCGTTGCAGTTCATGTAAACCGGTTCTATAAATTCATGATACATTGCTTCAGTGATAAAAGTTTCACCGTATTCAGTGTTTTTAATAAACTCACTATACATCATGGTGTTTATTCTCCTTTGTACTTGACTTTTGGCTTTTTTTATGGTATAATCGAGAAGTAAACCGGGCGTTAATTATGTAAGTAAAGCGGTTAAGGCTTTGATAATAGCTTTGATAAAGGCTATTTGTTCAGCCGTTAAAGGTTTGCCGTCTGCTATGATTTCAACCTTGATTTTCACATTATCACCGCCTTTTGATTTCCAGTCTGAAGCGTGTGATGTGCAATAGGTTGATTTCGCCCGGTTTACGTTCTCTTTACTCCTTTCTACAGTCAGGCATCGGCGGGTTCTGTTTTTGTCCTGTGTTCCTGCTGTGATTATATTATAGCACATATAGGTGCTATTTTCTAGTGGTATTATACACAAATATCGCACCTATATGTGCTAATGTATTGTGCATTTTGCACAAATTTACAAAATGTGCTAAATATGAATACAATATATTGTATGTGTATGATTTATATGTCCAATATGTTGTATAAAGTGGGTGAATATATGGTATCTGAGAAAAAAAGAAAATCCAATAATAAATATGACGCGAGTCATTATAAAATAATTACGGGGCTTGCAATGCTACAAGATATGCCGTATTATAATGATTATGCTACTAGATATGGCATATCTATGTCTAAGCTTATTACTAGCTGTATAAATTATTGCATAAACAACAATATAGATATTACGGGCGGTATAAAACTAAATCAGTCTGGAGCGGATACCATATCAGATATACAAGATGATATTGCAGATAAATAATAGATATCGCTTATATAGTGCTTAAAATGCGCTGTACGGCGTTTTTGTGCGTTGGTAGTATAGTTATACCTTTTGTCGTATATGCGTGTTGTAGGGCGTGTTAAAGGGCTTATATGCGATATGTGCAATAATAAGGAATAGGTGTTTGTAATATATTGGGACTGCTTACAAGTGATATCTGATATCTGTTATGATCTATCGGAGCTGTCGCAGATATTCGGTTGATATGTGCATTTTGATATAGACAATATGCAAAATAAACATAAATAGATCTGTCTGCTTGCAGTCTGAATAAATAGGAATATTAATTATTAAGTAGATAAATGATTTTATGCATAAAGGAATATTGATTAAGCGATTAAAATGTACATAGTTTAAATTTAGATGTACATTATGGAACGTAATTCTACAATAGAACAGACTGCAATGTCAATAGCTGAATTGTACAAAATTATTTAACTATTATATAGATGAATTGTGCAATTTGATTAGTGATTTCAGACTGCTGAAGATATCGCAAATAAAGGCGCTGAGAGGCTCTATAAGCGATATTTTTAAAAGGGGTATAAGTATATAGGCGGGGCGTTAAATTGCGATTTTAGGCGGTACAATTTGCAGTATGGTTTAGTAGTACAAATTAAATTTAGGTACAATATGTTGTGGTGGTTAGTGAAGAATAATTTAGTAGATGAAGTAAAATAGGGTGAAATTGTGTACAAATGGAACGGTAAAATTTTGTTGAAATTGATGGAATGAAATGGAACTGCTGAAGCTGAAGGACTGAGATTTTTATTAATTTTATTAAGTGAATAATAAGTGGTTATTAAGTAAAGGAATAGATTGTATTAAGTAAATAATTAATGATTTTTAAGCAAAACATGTGATTTATTAGGCTATTATTATAGAGTAAATTAAGATGTGAATAAAAGGAAATTAAGTAAATCAATTTGATATCAAAATGATATCAATTATCAAATTAACGAACTACATTATATCACATATATTTCAATATATCTTGTATAATCTCTTGTATTCTCTTTTTATCTCTTATATTCTCATTTTTATATTGTTTCTAATTCTATATTGGGACGTTCTCAGCAGTCTATTTTAATTCGTCTGATTTTGGGCTATTTTTGACTATTTCGGGACTGCTTACAGATTATTTTCTATGTTGCTTTTTGGACAATTACAACATAGAAAATAATATCTATAATACCTATGGACGGGGTAGGTTTACATTTGGAAGTAACTTCCAAATCGGCGCCCGGCAGGTAGTAGTTTCATCCCACTCACACAAGGTAAAACCGAAACCGACACCCATCCTCCCAACCTTAAATTCGATTTCAACTCCAATCTTATCAATTTTTCTATGTTCGATTTCTCACTTCGGTCAGTACCCATCTTATTAAGTTCAAACTCAAAACTATTCAAAATTATTTATATTATATTAAAATCATATAAAATCATATAAAACCCATGCCAAAATAAATTATTATTACTTATCAGAATTCAATTCCTTAAACCTAATCAATAGCCAACTTAATCAATATCAATTTCAATAATATTATATTATATTTTTACTTTTTGATTTATTTTCAATTAGTTCCAATTCAATCATTTCCCAGTCATCTTCAAGTCCCTAATAATCTAGCCTTAATCTCGAACCCACATAAAAATCAATCAAATCTAATACAAAATTACAATGTCTTATTTCAAACTATCTCTTATTAGACACAATCATCTGTCCTCACTTTGGCTAAGACAAACAGGACAAAATCATATTCAATAAAATTTTTATAACCGAAGAACAATAAAATTTCAATATTTTTAATATTTCTCAAAGAAAAAATCTAATTTCAAATGCAATAATATAATTCAAATTTTATAGATATAATATATTCAATTGAAATTACTGTTGCAATAGGTAAACCTTTTTATAACCCCAAACTAACCACCCACAGGGGTCTATTTTACATTAAAAATTATAATATTCATACAAAACATTAATCATCAGAATAATGACTTGACAAAAGGAAACTAATATGCTATAATCAATATAGTAAATTCTTTAGACAATATTAAAAATAGTAGGAAGTGATGATATTTAGGAATTAAAAGCACAAAAGAGATTTTATTAAAATTATTATTTTTAAAAGTTTGAAAGGATGGTTTTATTGATTTATACCGATTATATACAAAATACTTTAGACATTAGCAAATTAAAATCTTATATACAAAATCAAAGTAACATAATAAAAAATTATAAAATTATGTGTGAGCTACTTAATGAAAAAGTTTCTGAAGGAGGAAGCACTAAGAAAGCACAAATCAATCGTTGGAAAAGATACTTTGAATTTCATAAAAACGGACAAAAATATATTATTGATAAAATATATGATAACCCATTAATTGCAACAGATCAGAGAACTCTCAGACCTTTTGTTGGAGAAGAAAAATTTTTAGTTCCTTTTGAAGATAGACACTCTAAAGGAGTATATATTATTCAAAAAGACAATGATGTATATATTGGTTCAACTTATTCAGAATATGGATTTTTAAGGCGATTTATACAACATCATAATAAACCTAGTCAAACCATGTCACATACTAGAGAACTAATAAATAGACCTAACGCTACATTTAAGATATTATATCTTGCTCAAGAAACTGACACAGAAAATATAATAAGGCAGAAAGAAGCTGATTATATTCAAGAATATATGTCTGACTCAAAATATAATGTTATAAATAAAAGAACTGAAACAGCGAATTATTTTATTCCCAATACTTATAAAAAGAAAAATGATAAAAAGGGTAATAAAAAATATGTTGCAAAAGATATTAATATAGAATACGATATTAGATTTAATAAAAGAGAATTAGATAAAATAAATGAGAACTGTAAGTCAAATTACGAGATTGTATATATTTCTTCATCAACTGTATTTATGAGAAAAATTATTGCGGAGACATTTAATCATATAGAAACAAAATCTGCATGAGAAAGATAAATTAATTTTATTGATTTCGGAGAGAATTATATTCTTATTATATTCTATTATTATTCTATATACGTACCAGTAGAAGTGACAAAAATGCAACCTAAAATGGTCAACTAGGTTACATTTTTTGTAACCTGTTTTCAAAATCAGATTACGTTTTTTGCAACATGGTTATGATTTTTAGATATTTTTAAAAATAATTATGGAGGAACTGATTGGAGTATTATTATAAACTCCCAGTAGATTATGAAATTGACTATAGAAGTGAAATGGTTAAATTTTGTCTCTGGGAGAAAATAAATTTGAGTGGTACGTCAACCGTATCAATAAATTACATAAGGGAACGATGTGGATATTCGGGCGATAACAGAAATAAAAATTCATTTTCTTGTTATGTGCGTAATATTTTAAAAGACCTTATTCAAGCAAATCAAATAATACAAGTTTATGGAGAAGATGTTTCGACTGCCACAAGTACATCTTACCTTGAATTTGAAATATTTGATAGTTTCTATGAAATACAGACAAAAGCGTATGCCAAATTAACCTCATCGGTATTTAACACTCTTATGTCTATTGACTGTAATTTGAGTAAGGCAGTATTATTGGAGACCTATGCTTATATGCGAAGCCATATAATAGAGAACTCACAACAAACTTATGGGTTTTGCTCTGGACTAGATAAAACGATTGTGAGAGAACTAGGGCTTAATCGTAAAACAGTAGATACTTGTTTGAATGCTTTTGTTGAAGGTGGATTATTTATTAAGCATACTACAGGTAGTTATTATGCCAATGGTAGTCCTAAGAATGCCCCTAATATATATGTATTACCCGATGAAAATGCACAGCCGAATATTCAAGCATTGTTGGAGCAAATGAAGCAAAGATATAAGGTTGATGAGTTTGCTGAAACTCTGATATCTAATATAAAGAATAAGAATAAAAAGTGAATTATATTATTGTGAAAGGGCTAAAGCAAAAATGAGTATGAATAACCTAAAACTTATTACTACCGAGAATTTTGAAGAAGTAACACCGTGCGATTTCTGGGCTGATATCAATGACGAGTATTTTCTGACCAGAGAGCAAATTGGTAGGGCGTTGGAATATAACAATCCAAGTGAAGCTATCAAAAAGATACATCAAAGACATCGAGAGAGATTAGACAAATTTAGTTGTTTGATAAAGAGTGAAATAAGTCGAGGGGGTCAAACTGGGGCGGTCGATTCTAATGGTGCTATTCAGGAACGTACATTTTATTCTCGTAAGGGCGTTATGGAAATCTGTCGGTGGTCTCGCCAACCAAAGGCAGATGAGTTCATGGACTGGTGTTGGGATGTAATTGATAATCTTATTGCAAAGAGTATGGAAGGCGACACTCAATCTTTTGATAACATCATTCAGACAAATAAGAATACGGATATGATATTAAGAACATTACAAAGTCAAAAGGAAATCAATAAAGAATTGATTAAAAAGATTGACCGATTAGAAACATTAATAACAACTATCATTCCTATGTCTCCATATTCCGAATGGAAGTCTGAAATGAACAGGAAGATTAAAAACATAGCATCTCAGATAGGTAATAACACACCTGATGGAATAAGAAGTATTTACGGTGATATCTACAAAATAATGCGTTTGGATTATGGAATGCCTGTTGAACAATACAAAGGGGAGTATATGATTAACCACAAAGAAGCTACTAATCCACCTGCAATTGATATTGTAAAAGAAGTGCCTGAACTAAAACAATTGTTTGAGGCAATAGTGAACAACTACATAGAAATTAAGAGTGTTCCTACAATGGACTCTGTGATTTCTGAATAAATATATTACGAAAGGACAAACAAACATGAAAACAATTATAACCCCTGTAAAACTTACTCCGGAAGAGCGCGAGGTTCTCATTAACATTTCTGCTGATGAGAACGGAAAACTCTGGGCAGAAATAGATACTACTATCCAAAAATATGCTAATAAGTGTATTAAACAAGGTTGGGAACAGACTTCAGAGACAAGATATACTGATGGTAGTTGGCAAGGTGCTACATTCCATGCGCCAGCAACAGCTATCAGTATCCGTAATCCTAATGCAAAAAGAACTATGTCTGATGCGCAGAAGCAAGCTATGGTTGAAAGAATGAGATTGATGAGAGAAAAGAAAGGTAACAATGAGGTGGCAGATGATGAAGACAATGGCTAATAATGAAAATGATATTAAGGAATTGCAAGAAAAAGAAAGGATAGAAGAATATAGAAGTTTTCTTTATATGGAACTTCTTGCACTGAAAATGCCGTATAAAGAAATATTAACACTAGTATCGGAGGAATTGATTATCAATTCTATCAGAAATCATCGAAGTGTTGAAGATGTTGCATGGGCATTGATACAGTAAAATGAAACAAATCAAAAATTGAGTGAATTTTAAAAGTCCAATAAAGAAAATTTCAATATAACTATCTAAGGTAGTATAAGTTTATTACTTTGCTAGGTAGTATAAATTTTTATTGAATTAAATAGGGGAAAATCAATCAAATTTTTGATTTAGAAAAGAGGTGGGTATTTACATAATGGATATCGGAGATGCTGAGAACTTTTGGGACTTTGGTGTCTTTGCAAAGAATAATGATATTTCTGTAGGCAGAGAGCATTTTTATCTGGATAGTCAGATAGCTTGGTATCGAGGTGATTATACAACTGACAATTATTGTGATAAAGATATGTATAAGAGTGAGTTAAACAGATATTTGCAAGAAAATGTTTATTGTGATTAAGTGTTAAAGGAATGCAAGGTTAATATAAAGGAGTTTATTGATATGACTAAAGAACAATTTATTAAACTAATGACAGTTGTTAAGAAGAAATATCGAAAAATAGAAAAGTTTTGGGATGAGTTTTATGATTTGTTTGGCTCTTGCAGTGATAAATTAGTAGAAACAACCTCCCTTAATGAGATTACCAGCGTAATTGCTGATATTGTTGATGATAAAGAAGAATGGATTTATTGGTATGTATATGAGAATGATTGGGGAGAAAATGGGTTGGAATATGTGGCTAAGAATGGTGGTGCTTTTACTTTAGGGAGTTTAGAAGATTTGTGGGATTTGATTAAAAATGAGGATTAAAGGAGAAATATAATATGCTAACAGCCAAAATAGGTAATAATATTATTAATTGCTTTGATAATAAATACTCTAAAGAAGAATTGAAGATGTGGGCGAAGAAAAATATTATATATTGTCCGGTTTGTGGTAAGGCATACGAGTATTGCCATGGACTAATAAATACCCCTTACTTTAGACATAAGGATAAATCTGAATGCGAGTATTTATATTCAGAGCTTGAGACAGATCATCAAAAATTCGTGAAGGAATAATAAGAAATTATAATGTAAGAGGTGACAAACACAATGGCTAAACAGCAGACTTATCAAAAATATATTTATAAAATACATAGTCGTAAGATCCTTCAAAATAAAAAGAATTTAGTTTTATCACTTTCTGAAATGAGAAGAGCAAAAGAATTAGTGTCTTTGGCTGATAGTCAAGTTTTACGTTTTATTGATGAAATCAATGGAGTAAATATTGATGAAATAAACAAAAAAATAACAGAGATAAGAAATAATATAAAAAAGCTACGATTAGAAGTAAAAAATGCAGATATATCTAAAATTAAGCAAATCAAAAATGAAATAAAAAATCATTATGATGAATTAGATATGTTTCAAAATAAGCCCGATTATTTAGCTGTAATCATGGACAATCCTAATGATATTGATAAATTAGATAATGGGTTTATAATCAATGGATTGACTTATAAAAGATTAGTCGGAACGTCTAATGGGGTAAAAAAGTCTACGGTAATATACGTTTCTGAATATTCTAGCCAAGGGGAACCTATATATCAAGAATTATGTAAGAGATTAGAGAATGGCAGAAACCCCAATGTGAAGCTCGTTCCAGCAAAATATGAAGCATATAAATCGTTGGCTTGCAGTGCGTCTATCCCAGTAAGTAATCCTAATGGCATTCTTGTTGTAGATGATTTAGTATTACGTTTTAATGCTGATATTCTTGAAATTAATGATGAGAATGCGGATGAGGATAAAGGTATCGAGCCAGTGATGGAGCATAAAATTGCCGAAGTTGAGTTAGATAATAGTGATGGTTATGGATTAATCACACCAAAATTAGCACAGAAATGGAGCGATGATTTAAAGTTAGACTATACTCTTGGTGGCTGTTGTGTGAGAAATGCTTTTCTCAAGGGTATGCTCTTTCCGTTTGATTTTCAAGAATTTGCAGAAAAAATAGCACAAAAGAATATTGTAGTTGATGCTTGGGGACAGGAAAGAAATATTCATGATATAGAAATGATATTAACTACCTCAATGCTAAAACTTTGGGATTGCTATAACAGTTTAGAAGATTATCTTGATAACTGTAATAAAAATGGGTATTCTTTTTCTGTTACAAAGACTTGCCCTAATGTATTGGACGAGGAAAGAACTTTGAATTATCAGTTTATTCAAAGTTATGATTTATCCAATGAAGATATAAATGAACTTATTTCTCCGTCTGTTAATGAAATAAAAGATGTTCTGGGTGGGGATATTAATAAAGCAATTCTTTTTTTACGAGGATTATCTGTCACAGATGATACGGCTGAAATTGCAGAGGATGATTGTATAAAAGCTTTAATGATAGATGAAAGAATGTATCAAGATCCTTATATAATCAATAGAATTAACAATATGATAAAACGTAGAATACAAGACTCCAAGATTGGCGTCATTAAGGTTAAGGGAAATTATGCTGTTATAAGTGGAGACCCTTATGCATTATGTCAACATATATTTAAAACAAATATTGATGATAAAGGAAATGATATTGAATCAGAAATGGGTTTGCTCCATGCAGGAGAGATGTATTCAAATTTTTGGGTAAATAAACAAATAAATGAGGTTGTATGTTTTCGTGCGCCTATGAGTTGTCATAATAACATAAAAAAAGTTACTATTAAGAGCAATGATAATACAAATTATTGGTATCAATATATGCCAACTGTAAATATAGTTAATTGTCATGATGCTATGGCACATTCAATGAATGGTTTTGACGAAGATGGTGATTTGATGTTCACGACCAACAACAGAGTATTGATAGATAATTGGGTGAATACGCCATCAATTATTTGTATGCAACGTAAGGCTGATAAAAAAATTATTTCTGATGATTTATTGAGAACAGCTAACAAATCTGGGTTTGGCGATGAAATTGGTACAACTACTAATCATATTACAGCAATGTTTGATGTATTATCAAAATTCCCAAAAGATTCGGACGAATATAAAACTTTAATATATCGTATCCAGTGTGGTCAACTTTATCAGCAAAATTGTATAGACCGTGTTAAGGGTATTATTGCAAAGCCTATGCCTCGATCATGGTATAAACGAATAAATATTAACAATTTGATTAAGAATGGGGCTGACAGTGAAGAAATAAATAATGCTAATTTTTCTAATAGCATTTGTGCTGATAAGAAACCTTATTTTATGAATTATATATATCCACAACAAAAAGCGATGCATGATAGATATATTAAAAGAACAAATAAAAAGTGCATTGAAGAATTTGAGATGGATATACACACACTTTTTCAAAAAGAAAACAAGACTGAGAAAGAGCGCAATTTTATTAAGCTATATTATGAATTTCTTCCATCTTCGGATAATGATTGCACTATGAATAGACTTTGCCATTTGGTGGAGAGCAATTTTGATAATTATATCTCTGAAATAAGAAATAATTCAAATTTTGATTATTCTATTTTGAAGTCAGATGTTGGGTATAGTAAAAGTAATTATAATCAAGTTAAGGTTATTTATCGTCAATATAATGATGAATTGTTCAATACTGTAAAAATGTTCAAAGAAAATCATATTGATGATAATGAAAAGGCAACTACATTGCAATGCTTAAATTCCTTCTATAGCCGTAAATGTGTACAGGTTTGTCCTGACCCGGATGAATTATGTAATATTGTCCTTGACCTTTGTTATACAAATGAAAAAACCAAACAGTTTGCTTGGAATATTTGTGGTAGGCAAATCATAAAAAATCTTTTGAACAAGAATGATAATATGATTTCTTATTTGGTAGCCGATGAATGGGGCGATATTGATTATTGTGGGCGAATATTCAGTAAAAAACAGAAACAGATTGGAGATAATATATGAATTTAATAATGAATGAGAAAAATGAAGCTGAAAGAATTATAAATAGTGGGGATATAAATACCGATACAGGAGCAAAACTTTCGTTGTTGGCGAGATATTATGCTTATGTTGGCAAAAAGCCTAAAGAAATTAAAAAATTGTTGGATGATGTAATGGCTAAAAGTTATCATAATTATCACGCTGATGATTGGGAATTATCTCTGCAAAAATATGTGAATAAATCAAAAAAATATCCAATTATTGAAATTGATGAAATTCCAATTACAAAGAATGAGTTACAAACAATAATACGAATAAATAATAAAAAATTAGAAAAACTTGCTTTTGTTTTGCTTGTTTTAGCCAAGTTCTGTAATATGAGAAATGACAAAAACAATAATTGGGTTTTAGTCGATGAGTATAATGTTTTTGCCAGAGCAAGAATAACAGGTGATATAATGGCACAGTACTCTTGCTTTTACAAATTAGTGAAGATGGACTTAATCACTTATAGTAAGAAAGTTGATAATATAAATGTTAGAGTAGGATTTATTGATAATGACAGTGAGGTTGTATTAAAAATAACGGATTTGCGGGAATTAGGTTATCAATATCTTATGTATAAAGGTGAAAAGTTTATTAAGTGTGCTGAGTGTGGAGTTATTACTAAGGCAACAATACATAATAAAAAATATTGTAAAAATTGTGCCGGGTATCAGCCAATAATGTTAAAGACTATAAAATGTTGTGATTGCGGAACAGAATTTGAAGTTAATAGCACAGTAAAAAACAAAAAAAGATGTAATACCTGTCAGCGAGAATATATCAAAAGATATGATAGGTTAAGAAAGAGTAAGTAATTCCGTTTTTTTATTAAAAGCAAAATGATGAACAGACACCTTGTAAACCCTGATAAATAAAGGGTTTACAAGGTGTCTTATTTTTTGTTGCAATTTTACTATAATGATATATAGAGATTAACCTACAAAATCCCATTATACACTATATCATGAATGAGGATATTTGTCAATGGTTATTGCTCTGTTATTTATCTAATTATGATTTAGTAAATCTAAATTAGGAATTGTATTCAAAACCAAGAAAGGACATCAAAAAGAATGATTTGTGTTTCAAAGGAAGAAGCAAAGGAACTGCGTAGACTTATACCGGGTGTGTTAATACGCCGTACAGTTAAGCAGAAATCTAAGCGTGGTAAGATGTATATTACCGAGAGTGATCGAGTTCTTAATGCTATTAAGAAGCTCAGGGGTGAGTAATCTCAATAAGAGACAACACAAACAACAAATATCCTATGTTATTCGCATAGGGCAGTCTGGCGACTGTAACAAAATTAAAGGAAATTTTATTATTTATGAAAATAAATAAAGATTACGAAATTAATCTTGATGAAATTCTTTCATCGCCTGCTGAATTAACTCCTGCTACATATCAATATTATAAGAATTTAAAAAATCGCACGATTATCATTAATGACCAGATTGATTCTGATATTGTAGAACGCGCAATGTTACCACTTATTGAAATGGATAATGATGGTACAGATGAGCCTATTACTATTAGATTGTCTACTGTAGGTGGATCACTTTTCGATGGTATTACACTTTGTGATATAATTGATGGTCTTAAAACCAAGACCACTATTATTGTGCAGACTTATGCTTATTCTATGGGGGGGATTATCCTTATGGCAGGATATAATAACCCTAATGTTAAAAAAGTTTGTTATAAGCATAGCACAGCACTTTTACATGCCGGTAGCACTTATTTGGAAGGCAATTCGTCATCAGTAAAAGACCAATTTCATTTTAATCAGAAATTTGAACAGAAACTTAAAGACTATACTCTTTCTCATTCTAATATTACGGAAGAAGAATATAACGCTATGGAACGCTATGAGTGGTATATGGATTCCGATACAATGCTTGAAAAGGGCTTAGTTGACGAAATTCTGTGAGGTGGCTATGAGTAAGAAATTCTTAGACACAAATGCAATTCTTGAAAATAATGCAGACCTTACAAGTGTAGTTATTAGTTCCAAGACGATTGAAGAACTCGAATCAATTAAAAGCAATCGTAATAAATCTGATGAAATTCAATATAAGGCTCGACAGGCTGTTAAAGCAATAATGCGAGACAAACCAGAAGTAGTGGTAGTTACAGAAGATGATTATAATATGCTTTCGAAAATGAAGTTAGAGTGTAATAATGATAATCTGATTATCGCTACTGCAAAAAGAGCAAATCTTGAAAATGAAAATTCTGTGGTATTCGTTACGAATGACTATCTTTGTGGATTGATTGCTGGAAATTATTTTGGGCTGACAGTTGAGAAAAACGGGGAAGTATCACAGGAAGGATTATATAAGGGATACAAGATTGTGACTTCTACTGATGAAGAACTTTCACAAATTTATTCTAAAGATAATTGTGAAAATATATTTGGTTGCCTTATAAATGAGTACGTTATTGTAAATGATTCTGAGGGCAATTTTGCAGATGTACTGAAATGGACTGGAATGAATTATGCCCCGGTATATAACAAAAATTTCAAATCAAGGCAACTTGGTGTTTGCAAGCCTTTAGATACAATTCAGAGAATGGCTTTTGATAGCATTGTGAATAATGATGTTACAGTCTTATATGGGCGGTCTGGTAGTGGTAAGACAACTATCCCTTTGTCTTATATAATGCAATGTTTGGAAAGTGGTAAATATAAGAAATGTGTTATTATTTATGATTTTGAAACTTTAAAGGGTGCAAAAACACTTGGATTTACCCCTGGATTACTTAATGAGAAAATTTTGACACAGGGCGCAATAGGCAATATTTTGAGTAGTAAGTTTGGAGATATGTCTGAGGTTGAGAGATTGCTTGCTTCTGGCATAATTGAGATTATTCCGACAGCTAATATAAGAGGCTATGAAATATCTCAAGATGAAATCTGTTTTTGCACAGAAGCTCAAAATCTTGATATCTACACGCTAAAGACAATTATTCAGCGTTGCAAGGCTGGCTCTAAGATAATCTTTGAGGGCGATATTATAGAACAACACGATAGTAGTAGAGAAATTGGTTTGTTTAAGATGATTGATGTCTTCAAGGACTACAAGTGCTTTGGCTGTGTAAAGCTAAAAAATAATTATAGAAGTGAAATCGGTGAGTTAGCCGATTTGCTTTAAAATAGGTAAATTGCTATGTTTCTTAATCCAACAATAAGTGTTAATTTAGGAAATCGTAATTATAAATATTATGAAAACTTGGGATATTTTATTAAAAAGAAGAATGGATATAATAATAAACCTGTTGTTGATTTGCCTCAAACAATAGAAGTAAAAGTGGAAGATTTGCTACCATCCGCAAAAGGGAAAATAGAATTAAGATGTGATTGTTGTGGTAGAGTTTTTCAAAGATATATTGAAGAAATGACTATATGCAGAAAGAATAATCCATTTGATTATTGCCCCAAATGTGCAATTCAAAAAACTATTAACACAAAACTACAAAGATATGGTTCACTTAATCCTAATGAAATTTCTATACAAAATGGAACGAAATCGGGAAGAAAGCGTAAATATTCATTAGAACAATTAAAAAATCTGGCAGAAGATAATGGATATTTTTTAAGAGATGATTTATGTAATGTATCAGAAATACTTATAAAAAACAAATATACTTTTGAATGTAAAATTCATAACATTATTTTTGAAACTCCATTTGAATCTATATTAAATCATAAAATAAGTTGTCCTATGTGCTTTAGTAACGCCCAATCTAAATTATTTAGTAAAAGTAATATAGAACAAGCAATAGAAATTGGTAATCAAAAAGATTATTTAATTCTTACAGATAAAATTCAAAATTGTGATGATAAAATTGAATATATATGTAATAAACATAAATCGTATGGGATTCAAATAACCTCTTTATATGGTTTAACGCATTATGATAAGAATTGCCGTTTTTGCAAAATACCTACTAAAGACAAACATTGGCATTGGCAAGGTGGAATATCTACAATTAGTGATTATTTGAGGAACTCAATAAACCAATGGAAAATTGATAGTTTTAAATTTTATAATTATCGTTGTGATATTACCCATCAGAGTAATGATATTATCATTCATCATTTACATAACTTTTCTGATATTGTTAAAGAGACTTTTGATATATGCGATATTGATATTAAACCAACAGTTCAAGAGTATTCCAATGAAGAATTAGATAAGTTATCTCAAGTGTGTCTTGATTTACATTATAAATATGGTTATGGGGTATGTTTGTCTAATGATGTTCATGAACTATTTCATAAAATATATGGTGTAAAAAATAATACCATTGAACAGTATAAAGAATTTAAAGAAGATTATACAAATTCAAAAAAGAAAAAGAGAAGGTGATTCTTATATAAGAACAAAGTGTATATTCACGCCCTATGTAGCAAGACGATTGCTAAAAATGGGGAACGTGATAGTAGATATAAAACCTCGTAAAGAAGATAAAGATAAAACAATTTTTGTCTTTGAAGATACTGAGAAATTACAAACTGATTTAGCAATAGCTATTCAGCATTATCATGAAGAAAGTACATAGAAAGGACAAATTATTATGGCTAAGACAGTTAAAAAGGTAAGTTTTTCAAAGGGTCTTATTTCTCGTGAGGGAAGTGAACTTATGATTACTGAAATCGGTAAGGACGATACTAAGACTTATAATCTCAATAAGGTTATTGATGAGTTTGTAGGTCAGGAAGGTGTTAGTCTTACTATCAGTATTGATGATGATATTCCTGCCGAGGAAGACGATTAAAGGTCGGTGTCCATGACAAAGTACAAGAGACTGGATAATGAAACTGATGAGGAACTTATTTATAGAATATGTTTAAATAAAGACACGATTGGAACATGGAATGATGTTAAGGATATTCTTAATGAATTGCTTAACGCCGATTATGGAGAAAGCACATACCGTAAGAAATTTCAGGCATTTGAAAAGATGTTTTCTGCTAATCAGAATAGATTTCTAAATTCTGATGAGAGGCTTATTGAATTAAATAATAAACTCAATGATATTCGCAAGGAGAGAGTCAAGCTTCAAACTGCAAATATTGAAAGAAGTCGTATTGATAGGTCAGAGTCAAGGCAAGAGATGTATTATGAATATATTGGCAAGATGGTAGAAACTTTACCCCTTCCTCAATTTAATACACTTTATCCTGACATCAGGCATAAAAAAGAATATTTAGTTACATTGGCAGATATCCATTATGGAGCAAAGTTCAAGAGCGAGAATAATGAATATTCACCTGATATAGCTAAAGGTCGGCTTCAATATCTTACATCAAAAATTATATCATTTGTGAAAAGTCATAAACTTAATACAATTAAGATTGTATCACTTGGAGATATACTTCAGGGTATTCTTCGATTAAATGATTTAAAGATTAATGATTCAAGTGTAGTTAAGGCTACAGTTGAAATCAGCAGACTTATTGCATTGTTTTTGAATGAAATATCTGCTTATGCACAGGTAGAGTATTATCATACACCTACTGCAAATCATACACAAATTCGTCCTTTGGGAAGCAAAGCTAATGAAATTGCCGATGAGGATTTAGAATATGTGATTGGGCATTATATTAAGGATTTATGTTCACATAATGAAAGAATTAATGTACATTTGGCTAGTGATGGAAAGCAGTATATAGACATTCCAATCTTTGATTATGATGTAGTAGCTATGCATGGTCATACAATTAAAAATATTGAAACTTCAATAAGAGATTTGAGTATGATAAGACAATCGTTTATCAATTATCTTATTTTGGGTCATTATCATAACGGAAAAGAAATCCCCAGTTTTGAGAGCAATTATAGTGATACGGAGATATTGATTAGCCCGTCATTTGTAGGAAGTGACCCCTATAGTGATTCTCTTATGAGAGGTTCAAAGGCTTCTGTTAAGATATGTGGATTTGATTCTTTATATGGGCATACAGAAACTTATAAAATTATATTAAATTAAAAGCTCTAATAAAAACAACAACAAAAGAAAACAAAGAAAGAGGTTAAAATTATGGTAAAGAAGAATTTTATTGATGTTATTCAGATTAAGGTAAACGAGGTAACTGGCGAGGAGTATTCCAAGAGAGTATGTGGCGATATGCTTGATGCTGTAACTTCGGCTATTGCAGAGGTTCTTACTTCTGGTGATACTATCAGAATTGATGGTCTTGGTACATTTAGTACTCGTTTTCAGGCAGGTCGTGAGGGTGTTTCTGCTTTCAATGGTGAGAAGTGGAAGACCGCAGACACACTTGTTCCGGCATTTAAGTTTAGTGGCTCTCTGAAGGATTCCGTTGCTGAGACTTATGACCCCAAGAAGCATAAGACTACCAAGTAATTTGAATATAAGAATTTTATATACAAGAACATAAAACAAAATTAAAAAAAGAAACAAGATAAAGTACATAAGGAGAATTTTATGCTCGTAGAAAAGATGACTGAATACGATGTGTTTACTGAAGCATTGAGTAACAGTAAGAATGATACTTCGATTATTGTGCCTCGCACAAAGGTAATAGATTTTTTGAAGATATGTGTTACTAATTGTATAGGTGACAAGTATAAGTTTATCGAAATTGATATAGACGATGAGGACTGGTGTGATTATGTAATATCGTTTGTAGATATTGATGGTGTTACTGATGTTTTCATTGAGCCTATGGTGAACAGAGATAAGAAAGTTTATTTTGATACTGAATGTGATATCTTTTATGTTGATGTTGAATGTGATAATGATATTTTTGCACATTTGACCACATTTAAGGAAATGCACATTTTTGATACTAGGTGTTAAAATAAAAATAGATTAGGGTAAAATCTATAAAATTAAGAATATCTCTTGTCTGAACAGATGATTGATATATGTGAAGTCAGGCAGTGCAATAGTGCTGTCTGACTATATGGGCGACCTTGCAGTAGACCGTTAGGTGATGGTGCAAATCCATCGTTGTCCACCGATAATGGGTATGGTTTCCGATGTTGTAGCCCCAATAAAAACAACTCGGCACACGTTTGTGCTGGACGTGTGGTTTGCATGATTTTTGCATAAAACTCCTTTCACATCCTCCGTAACAGATGAGTGCCGTTCTATGGGTATAGGACGGTGCTTGTTTGTTATTTGGATTATACCTTATCGGGTATGATTTTTAAGAAATTAAGACTATTTATACCTTAAAGGGTATAAATCAATAAAAATAATATTGCAGAGTAGAGAAGTAGTTATCTCGCTTGTCTCATAAACAAGAAATCGTGGGCGCACATCCCACCCCTGCTACCAAGTCCTTTATAGGATTACTTGCTAGTCGAGGTCAGACTTGTTCTGATAGCTCATCTACCATGTGTAGAAAGAGGGTCTGGTATTCTTGATTAGAGTATCTGTTCAAAAACATATTGCAAATGTTCAGCATGGATAATTTACGGATTATCTGTGTTGTTTTGTATGCAATGACTTATGTATGGTGGGATATGTTCCCGCCGGTCTAATTCTGCTTTAGATTGGTTTTCTATTTGCAGATTAGGATAAATTGTATTTTATCCTCTTTAATAATGAGGTGTAGCGAAATGTTACACCTCAAAATATTATTTTACTATTTATTTTTTTATTAAGGAGAATGAAATTATGACAGAATTAATTAAAGTAAATTACGATGCAAACAACGACAAGCCTACCGTCAGCGGGCGGGAGCTTCACGAGGCACTTGGCATTAACACGCCTTATACACAGTGGTTTGGGCGCATGGCAGAGTACGGCTTCACCGAAAACGAGGACTTTTGGACGGATCACAAAAATGTTATCCGTTCTGACGGAACAGAAATGCCACAGGTTCAGCTTGAACATTTTCTTACAATCCCCATGGCAAAAGAAATCTGTATGCTCCAGCGCAATGACAAGGGCAAGAAATTTCGGAAGTATTTTATTAGTATTGAGGAACAATGGAATAGCCCAGAGGCAATAATGGCAAGAGCATTAAAGATTGCCAATAGAACAATAGAAAGCCAGAAATATTTAATTGAAACTCTTGATAATGAAAATAAGATATTGGCTTCTGAAACATTATATTGGGCTGATAGAAAGCTCATCAATGCAATCGTTAGAAGATATGCCGGATATGCTTGCGATGGGAACTTTGGAATTGCTTGGACTAATTTCAAGAAAGAGTTGTTGTATAAGTATAGTATTAATCTTAATTCTCGCATTACAAAGTATTTGAATGAAACAGGTAAAAAGACTAAACCTCAAACTTTGGAAATGCTTGATGATAGCGAAGTATCTGATGCTCTTAGAACGATTGTTTCTTTGTGTAGGGAAAGTAATGTAGATATATCTGATTTACTTAATAATCATAAAGATAAGATAGACAACGCTGACAAGTGATTAAAAGCTACAAACCCGTTATACATAAATGAATATAATGGCTCACAGCTTAATTTGCTGTATAAAAATTCAAATAAAGGAAGTGATATAGTGGCAAGAACAACTGTCTACAATCATATAACAACTGAGGAGAAGATAGCAGAAATTAACGAAAATAATACTTGGCTTATAAATGAATTTCTAGAGTATCTTGCCTCTATTGACCGTGCGCCTCAAACTTTAAGGTCATACAAGAGTGATTTGCATATATTTTTTGTATGGAATATTGACTTTAACAATAACAAAGATTTTGTAAAATTAACAAAACGAGAAATAGCCAAATTTCAGAATTATGCTATAAATGAATGGCACTGGTCTCCTCGCCGAGTGAGGAGAGTCAAATCAACTCTTAGTTCAATGAGTTTATTTATTGAGAATATTCTTGATGACGAAGAAGGATATGAAAATTTTAGACCTATAATAAAAAAGATTGAATCCCCTGTGAATGAAGCAATTAGAGAAAAGACTATCTTTTCTGATGAACAAGTTGAACTTTTGATGAATACTCTTGTTGAACGTAAGGAATATGAAAAAGCTTGTGCGGTTGCAATAGCAGCATATTCGGGCATGAGAAAAGCCGAAATTCTGCAAATGAAGATGGAATATTTTAATGACGACCATTTAGTATTTGATTGTTTGTATAAAACTGATAAAATTAGAGCAAAGGGCAGAGGACAACTAGGCAAGCAAATTAACAAATATGTTATGAAAAAGGTTGATAAATATTTAGACCTTTGGAAAGCAGAACGAGAAAGACTAGGCATTAATTCTGAATGGGTGTTTGTCAGAAGATGTAATGGGAATTTCGTTAGAAGGGAAACCCTTGACAATTGGACTGATGAATTTTCAGAAATTGTTGGAGAAGATTTTTATTTTCACTCTTTACGACATTATGTATGTTCAATGCTTTCTGCAAATAATCTACCAACAGAAGTAATTCGAGAATTTTTTCAGTGGGAGTCGGTGGAAATGGTGAAAATCTACAACGATAATTCAGCAATTGACGATTTTAATAAATATTTTTCTGTTGATGGCGTTAATAAGCAAGAGGATAGTAAAGGTTTCTCGGATATAAAATAATTCATATAAAACAAGCAAAAGAAAGGACACCAAAATGAACAATAACGATAATAAATTTACAGACTCCGAGGCTCGTCTCATAGACCGTCTTGGTTGTGCAGGAATTATATTTATATTTATTCTTAGCATAGTAGTGATAATTTTCTCTCCTGTAATAGCTTTTGGTATATCATATTTTATAGGTTGGATAATGTCGCTTTGTATAGGTGATGTTGTAGCAAATGGACTGAATATGATATTTGCAACTGATAGATTTACACCAGAGGTTATTCCGTTATTCTATGGAACTATGGGGCTGATTGGTAGTTTCTTTAGAAAGAGCAATGGAACAATTACAAATGAGATTAATGAAATAAAGAAAAAGCTCAATAACAAAGTTAGCGAAGAGTAAAATATAATAATAAAATGTAAAAATCAAATAAAATTAAGCCTTACTGTAATGGTAGGGCTTTATATATCTCTTAATTAACCGCATGAGGTTGATTGAGAGAAATGGATACAAAGACTTACAGAGTTGCAAACTGTAAGATAAAGTAATGATAGGTTTCTTCTCCCCTATTATTACTTTATCTTTGTATTTAGATAAAAAGATTTAGGAGAAGGTGTAGAATGGAGAAGAAATTATGGGCAGAAAGAAAACAAATGAAGAATTTTTGCAAGAAGTAAATAAAATAAATCCTCATATTGAAATATCGGGATTGTATGTTAATGCTGAAAGTAAAATAAATTGTAAATGTAAAGTATGTGGTTACGAATGGACTACTACAGCAAAAAATTTATTAAAACCGAAGAAATGTCTATACTGTTTACAGAAGAATAAGGTTTTTGAATATCCTGATATTTCACATAAAGAATTTTGTAATATAATAACCAATAAATATTCTACATTATCTATTACTGGAGCGTATACAAAAGATATGCAAACAATATCTTGTACTTGTAAAGAATGTGGGCATCACTCAAGAATTAGGGTACAAATGCTATTAGAATGTACTTATAAGTGTCCTATTTGTAATAATGGTAAAGAAAATATTAAATATGGGATAAATGATATAAAAACAGCAAACCCAGTATTATATGAATGTTTAAAAGATAAGTCGGATAATGATAAATATACTATCAATAGCAGAGCAAAGACGGATTTTATATGCCCTTGTTGTCATCAAGTAATTAAAAATAAAACTATTACTATGGTAAATAAGCGTGGTCTTAAATGTAAATGTCAAGATGGAAATAGTCTTGGAGAAAAATATTTTTATCAAGTTATGAAATCTTTAGATGAGAATATTGAAACCGAGAAACACTTAAATGGGAATTATTCTTTTAGATATGATTTTTATGGTAGTATTAACGGTGTTACTTGGATATGTGAGATTCAAGGTAAACAACACAGCGAAAAATCATTTGAAACTTGTGGTGGTAGAACACTTGAAGAAGAAATACAAAATGATAAACTGAAAAAAGAATATGCTTTATCGCAAGGAGTTGACTATTACATACAAATTGATTCAAAAGAAAGTGGTTTTAATCAATTAAAAGACGCGATTATAAATAGCGACCTATCTAATTTATACTCATTTGAGAATGTAGACTGGGTAGAATGTTATAGGAAATCTCTTATATCAGATGTGATTAAAATTACAGAACTTTGGAATCAAGGATATAAAATAATGGAAATTTGTAATATTACAGGATTCAATAAAGGTACAGTTAGAAGACATTTAACAAAAGCAAATGAAATTGGATTATGTAACTATGACCATACTGCAAGTAATCACATTAGGGTACTATGTGTAGATACCAATGAAGTATTTGACTGTTTTAGAGATGCAGAAAATAAATATAATATTAAACGTGGTTATTTGTCTGCTTATTTAAAGGGCAGAACAACTTTGTCAGTAGCTAATATGAATTGGAAATATATTGAAAATTAAGGTGGTGAGATAATGGCAAAAAGAAGTAACGCTGGTAATGTAAAGGCTACAAAAAGGGCATCTGAAGGCAAAACTGTATTTGATAAAAATGTTAAAATAGAAAAACTCCGTGCAGACGAAGACACGCAACGTGAATATTATTGTTGTGCCTGTGGTAAAGCGTATAAAAAACAAGATAGTAACTTCTGCAAGTCATTGTCACCTCTTTTCGCAAATAATAACGGGTATGTACATATTTGTAAAAAATGTACTGATAAATATTATTACAATCTTGTAGATTTATTTAGCGGAAATGAAGAAAAGGCAATGAACAGAATATGCCAACTTTTTGATTGGTATTATTCTGATGAGATTTTTGCAGCAACAAGAAAGATTTCTGCGGATAGATCAAGAGTCTGTGCGTATCCGTCGAAAATGAATTTGCCACAGTATCGAACACAAGATAAATGTTATATTGATACTATTAGGGATAGAGAAAGTGTAACTCTTGATTCTACTGATGATATTAATGAAGCAAGAAATAGTGGAGAACTTAAGGTCGCTAAAAAAACTATAAATTTCTTTGGATTGGGTTACACTCCAGAGCAATATAGATTTCTTCAAGACCAATATGATGATTGGACACATCGGCACGAATGTCGTACTAAATCTCAAGAAGAGGTATTCAAAAATCTGTGCATTGCACAATTAAATATTCAAATAGCACAGCAAACAGGTGGCAAGGTAAAAGATGCTATGGATTCTTTTCAGAATCTACTTGGTACAGCAAACCTTAAACCTTGTCAAACTAATGAAAACGCTCTTGCAGACCAAAATACATTTGGAACTCTCATAAAAAAATGGGAGAATGAAAAGCCGATTTCTGAACCTGACCCCGAATGGAAAGATGTTGATGGTATAGTCAGGTATATACATATTTATTTTCTTGGTCATTTGTGTAAAATGATGGGTATTAAAAATTCTTACTCTCGTATGTATGATGAAGAGATGGAAAAATATCACGTTGAAAAGCCCGAATATGAGGGTGATGACGAAGCATTATTTGATGCTGTCTTTAGTCTTAAATTGAATAAGGATGATGACAATGACAGTTAATAATGTTAAAAAGACTGATAAAGAACTTGCAAATGATAAAGCACAACGAATTATGAATGGCGTAAATATATGGTGTTCATATTATAGGGCAAACCCCCATAGATTTTGTGCTGATTATTTAAATATTAATTTGAAGCTTTTTCAAAAGATTTTGCTCTTTATGATGTTTTGGAGTAATTATTTATGCTACATCGCCAGCCGAGGTCAAGGAAAAACCTTTTTAATAGCTATATTTGCTTGTTGTAGATGTATTCTTTATCCTGATACTCAAATTTGTGTTTGTGCAAAAGCACGTTCTCAAAGTATAAATGTATTGGAAAAAATTACAACCATACTTATGCCAAATTCGGCAAATCTGCGATTAGAAATAAAAGATTATTCAACTAAAGGACAAGATGCTTATATTGAATTTAAGAATGGCTCAAGAATAAAAGTTGTTACAGCCAACGATAACGCACGTTCTAACAGAAGTTGTGAATATGGCTTCGCCAATTAGAAATAATTGGGCAATAAGTGGAGAATATCGGTGAACGCTTAACTGCTAATACCGAGATAACTGGATAGATTGCGAAAGGCTACACTAGTATCGTAACGCATAGGAAGTGAATAAATATAATCTTCCCACGAGTCCCCACCGTCTAAACGTAAAGTCGTAGATGAAAATGTATGCTAAACTGAATTGGAATTGACCAATTAATGAAAATGAAGGAAACTTCCAGAGCGTAGGATAAAAAGCCTACGGATAATAACTAATTGAATATAATTATCGTTGACGAATTTCGCATGGTTGATTTAGATATTATCAATAAGGTAATTCGTAAATTCAATACTGCACCAAGACAGCCTAAGTATTTGAATAATCCTAAATATGCCCATCTTGCAGAAAGAAACAAAGAATTTTATCTTAGTTCAGCTTGGTTCAAATCACATTGGTCTTATGAAAAGGTTAAGGCTTATTGTGCTAATATGGTAAATGATGAAAAACGCTATTTCGTATGCGGATTACCATATCAACTTGCAATAAAAGAAAACTTATTATCGGCAGAACAAGTTGCTGATGAAATGAGCGAGTCCGATTTTAACGAAATAAGCTGGGTAATGGAAATGTCATGCCTCTTTCAAGGAACAGATGAAGGTAATTTATTTGTTTATGATGATGTGGCAAAAAACAGGAAACTAAAAACGGCAGTTTTCCCACCCAATTATGTAAATGGAATATCGGATAAAAAAATGAAAATTCCTGAGCTTGCTCATAATGAAAGGCGAATAATGTCAGTAGATGTTGCTTTATTAGCTTCTACAAAACACGATAATGATGCTGCTGCAATTTTTATAAATAGTGCTTTGCCATCTTATGATAATAAATATATTAGTAATATAATATATACAGAGAATCATGAGGGATTGCATAGCGATGATTTAGCATTGATTGTAAGAAGATTATTTTCTCAATATCATTGTACCGATTTAGTTTTGGATACCAGAGGTGTGGGTATTTCTATTTATGATGCTTTATGTCGTGATATATATGATAATGAATTTGGAATTACATACCCGCCATTATCATGCTGTAATGATTCTGTATTAGCTGAACGATGTAATGAAAAAAATGCTCCTAAAGTTATTTGGGCTATTAATGCAACAGCGCAACTTAATAATGATATGACGCTGTTATTAAGAGAACAGTTTAGACAAGGAAAAATTAATTTATTAATTTCAGAATTTGAAGCAGAAGAAATATTACAAGATTATCGAGGTTATCAATCATTATCTGCTAATGAAAAAAGCAAATTATTATTACCATATATAAATACAACACTATTAGTAAATGAATTAATAAATCTTGAATCAGAGGTTAAAGGTGTAAATATAAAAGTAAAAGAAAAATCAGGTATGCGGAAAGACCGTTTTTCGTCACTCCAGTATAATATATGGGTATGTGTGCAGTTAGAACAGAAATTAAACAAGCCCAAACCTCAATCTACTCTCGATTATTCTTCTCTCTCTCGCAGACCAACAATACCTCAATCCCGATACTAAATAAAATAAATTAAAAACAAATAATCAATAATAAAACCCCAAAGATTAAAAATTTCAAACAAAAAGGTGGTGAAAAATAAAATAATGGCAAGAATATCAAAAGCAAAGAAAACTGCTAATATAAATCCCGAAGTTTTATCTGATGACACAAAATCTCAATTTCAAACTTTTAATTCAGCAATTGCAACTGCTCTGTCTCAAACGCTTACTAAAGAGAAATTCGATATTGCCGAATTTAAGAGAATTGTAAGCACAGAATTAAAATTTGACACCAGTTATATAGACCCAAATAAAAAGTTATTAAGTTTTTCAAAAAGAGAAATTGCTGATATGGCAGAACGCCCTGAGAGATATGGTAAAGACATTCTACGATTAAGCAGATATATGTACCGTAAGTCAGGATATTATAAACGCCTTGTAGACTATTTCGCTAATATGGGCGTGTTGAGATACACTATTGATACAAAAATGTACAATTCAAAGAAAGCATCAAAAACTGTATTGAAAACTAATTTTCTAAAATATACCGCCTTTTGTGACAAACTTAACCTTACAAATGAAATAAACAAGATACTTAAAACAATGTTTATTGAAGATGTTGTATTTGCTTATAAAATAGATAATGGCATAAATTATACATACTATTATCTTGACCCTAGTATTTGCGAGATTAGTTCAATAGTAGACGGTAATGTATTTGAGTTTGTGCTTTTAAAGAATAAAATATCAGAGACTAAAAAGAGCAATTTACCAGTACCTTTACAGGATTTGTTAAATGACCCAAAGTATGATAAGGTTACAAAAATACCTGTGCCTTTTGAAAATTCTCTTTGCTTAAAGTATAATTCTGATAATATTGTTCCATTTCCACCTTTCTTTACAATGATACCGGACATTCTTCTTATAGATGAATATAAGGATTTAACTAAGGCACAAAGCATAAATGATGCTTATAAGTTATTGACTATGAAAATACCGACTAAAGACGGAGAAATTACGCTTGATGACACTTTAATAACAACATTTACAAGTATTGTCTTAAACACAGTCCAGAATAATATTGGTGTAATTACTACGCCTTTTGAGACTGATACAGAAGAATTTTCATCCAGTAATGCTGATGATAGAGATACTGTGTCTGATGCTATTTCATGGGCATTTAAGAATGTTGGCGTATCTGAAGCGTTGATGAGTGGGGCTTCATCTGGTTCAGAACTGAAATATTCTATTATCAATGATAGTGGTGATATATTCAGGATTTATCGTATGATAGAGGATTGGGTAAAATTGCAGACAAATCTTATTGCTATGCAAGGCAATGGGAATAATTTCATTACAGACAATTATAGATTTTCATATAAGATACTTGATATGACTATTTTTAATCAAACTGATTTTATTGATAATGAATTAAAAATGGCGCAGAATGGTATCCCAAATAAGATGAGATTGTGTTCTGCTAATGGTATGCCACCTGTGGAGATGTTTGGTAACAGTTTTATTGAGAATGAATTATTTAATGATGTGTTTGATAATTGGCAAGTATTAAAGACCAGTTATACACAGTCGAGTGATAGTTCTGAGAATAATGGTGGAAGACCAACAATGGACGAAACTGAAATTAGTGAGATAACTCAAAATACACATGATAATGATGGAAATGACCCTGATAATCGGTTGAACTAAGGTGGTGATTATTATGGGAAGTATTATATTTTTAGATAAGAATAAGGCTGAAATATTAAAATCTAAAGGGTTTGCTTATATTAAAAGTATAAGTTCAGATGGTAAAGAATTATATAAATTTATTGATACAATAGAAATTCGCAAAATCTTATCATCTGAATTTGATAAAAATGATTTCATTATAAGCAGAACTGTAAATTTCTAAAAGTAAAAAACAAACAAAAAAAATAACTATAGGGGTTGTGTGTAAGCATGACCCTTTTGTTATATAAAATTTCAGAGAAAGGAGGAAACAAAATGTCAAATACAGAAAACATTAAAACTGTTGATATGACCGCAAAATTCTCCAATTTTGAAGTTATAAATTCAGAGTTTACCAGATGTAGATGCAATGTTATGTACATTGGGCGTAACAGAAATTATAGTGATATTACTGAAAAAGCGTTAAATAATTTTATTCAGCGTAAGGGATATGCCAATGTCCCGATAGTTGCTCATCTAATAAAGAATGAGGATGGCACATATCGGGTAGGAGGGCATGATGAAAAAGTCATTATTTCTGACGAAGGTTTTGAAGTAATAAACGAATGTATCCCTTATGGCGTTATTCCGGAAGACTGCAATCCGTCTATGGATTGGATTACGGAGAAATCTGGTGAAAAGCATCAATATTTTTCAGTAGATATTATTCTTTGGACACATAGATATCCTATTATGGAAGCTGCTTATGGACAAGATATTTATTTTAATCAAAGCATGGAATTAACGTTCTCAAAATATCACATAGATGAAACTGATAGTCGATATATCGTAGTTGATGATTTTAATATGTCTGCCCTTTGCTTACTTAATTTGGCTGATGGTAAAGACGGCGACAAAAACCCAAATATTGAGCCTTGCTTTGAATCGTCCAGAGTAAAGAAATTTGCATTAAATGAAACTGAATTTAAGAAAAATTATGATTTGTTGTTAGATAACTTAAAGAAGTTATCTAATGATAATATAACTAAAAACTACAAGAAGGAGGAAATCTTAATGGATTTTACTAAGGTTGCTGATGCTCTTGCACAGTACAAGATTGCTGATACTGATAATGCTAAGTATGGTCTCCTGACTGTTAGCGATACAAGTATCGGTGTTCTTGACCTTGAAGATTTCTCTGTATATACCATTGATTGCACTGAAAATGAGGGTGAAATCGTTATGGATATGGAGAATAAGGTAAAGTGTGCATTGAGCGTTAAAGATTATGTTGAGGGCGAAAGTTTTGACCTCGCAGGTATGGTTAAGACAGTAAAGTCTGATTATGAAACTGAACTTACTAAGGTTTATCAGGCTGAATATGACTCTAAGATTACTGAACTTACACAGGCTTATTCTGAACTCAAAGAACAGTTTGAGAAAGTAAATGCTGAACTTGATGTATTCAAGGAAGCTGATGAAGCTAGAAAGGTGGCTGCTCACAAGGCAGAAATTGATACTGTAATTTCTCAGTATGAAAAGAAGATTGGTAGGTTGCCTGAGTTCCTTTGTTATCGTGCGAAGCTAGACTATTCTAAGTCTGTTGAGGATGTAACAAATGAACTTACTATTATGGTAGGTAGAGTTACTATGGATAAGAATGGGAAGTCTACATTTTCTTATAGCCCTGTGACTGCGGAGGTTTCTAATAAGCAGTCCAATAACTATGCAGATGGCAGATATGGTAATCTGCTTAACAAATTCTCTAATATGGATTAAAAAAGATTTTAATGAAAGGAAGATTAATATTATGGCTAAATATGGTGTAGTTGAAACAACTAAGATTACTGAGCCTTGCTTTGATGTTAAGGCTACTGTTGATGTAGAAAATGGTTGGGTCGTTAAGAAGGGCGACATTGCAACTGGCGAGAAGGCAATTTATAAGGCAGAAGTTCCTGCCACTACCGATGAGGTTTATCTCGTAGCTAATCCTGCATGGGATTACAATGATTCTTCTATTATCAATCAGAATGAGGAGAACTTTATTAACAAGGCTGGTAAGCCTTTCAGAGCGTATGCTCTCAAGAAGGACAACCTGTTTGCTGAACTGGATTATGCTATTGCTAATAGTGAGTCCATTGCAGTTGGCGATTACATAGGTGTAGATGGCACTACTATGAAACTTAAGGATTTAGGCACTTCTGACCCCGGCTCTACTGCTTTTATGGGCAAAGTAATTGATATTACAGAGTATGGCTTTGCTTATTGCACTGGTACTGCTGGCAATGTCGGTGCTACTGGCAAGAAGGTCACTATTGAAGTAGTACGTAATACTGCTACCGCTTAATCTAAAAGAAAGGAGAAATAAAATATTATGGAAAAGAATCTTAAAGAAATTTGCAATCTGATGAATGATACTCTTTCTAATAGAGTTGCAATGTTTAATAAGGGTGGCGCTCCTTATGCAGAGGAGGCTATAAGAGAAGCTTTCTTCAACATCCTTGGTGAGGATAAGCTTACACATCAGAACTGGAGAAACCATAAGAATGAGATTTTCACTATTATGGAGGAGGTACTCAATACTAATCTTCCTCTTGCATGGGAGAACTCTCCTTTTTATAACCAGTTTGTAGAGACCAGAAATGGCAGACTTGGCGACAAGAATGAGTTTATTGTTGAGGATAATTCTGTACTTGTGGCTTCCTCTTTCTCTGGTAATCACTGGGATACACCTCGCACAAAGATTATGGGTCGTAAAGCATTTAGTCTTGACACAGAATGGTATTTTATTCGAGTATATGATGACCTTGAGAGATTCCTTAAAGGCGTAATTACACTGGCTGACCTTGTAGCTAAGATGCAGAAGGCTATGCAGGAAGCTATTGATAGCCATATTGTGGCTTCTTTCAATGGTGCTGGCACATATCTCCCTGCTCAGTTTACTGTAAGTGGTACATATACCAAGAATAAGATGTCCGAGCTTATTCAGAGAGTGCAGATTGCTTCTCAGAAGAATGTAGTTCTTGCTGGTACTAGGACTGCTCTTTCTTCTATTACTTCTGGTATTGAGTCTCAGTGGATTTCTGAAGACCAGAAGAAGGAAATGGCTACTACTGGTATGCTTCGTTCTCTTACTGGTCTTGGCGTTATTGCTGTTGAGATTCCTCAGACCTTTATTCGTGGTACTTATGACTTCAAGGTTGATAATAAGTCTATCTTTGTTCTTCCTGATAATGAGAAGTTCATTAAGGTCTACTTTGAGGGCGATACTCGTGCAAGAGAGTTTTCTGCACAGGATACTCATGACCAGACCATTGATACTCAGATTCAGACTAAGGTTGGTGTAGGTTGTGTATTTGGTGAGGTATTTGGTAAGTATAATATTACTTAATTTTGAATATCCAAAATCATAAAAAGCAATGAATTTATTATTGGGTGGGGTGGTGACATTCCACCCTATCCATTATAAATTGAAAGGAAAAAGTACATATGGATTTTGAAAATATGAGTTTAGATGAACTCAAGAAGTATGCTAAGTCTAAGGGCATGACATTTGGAAATATCAGCAAGGAAAAACTTATAGCAAAGCTTAATGAAACTGAGAAAATTAATAAGGTTTTAGAAGATGACACTGATATTGTTGCAGATGAGCCTGTTACTGATGTTCAGACTGAAAATATTAAGTCTACTGAAAGTGTACTTGATACAATCACTAAGGCAATTGATGAGGTCGCTGAAACTAAAGAAGAAGTTGAAGCTGTTGAGGAGCTTCCTAACGATACCGTTATCCGAGTAAGAAGTATTACTTTTGGGACGACCATTTATAAGTCACCTATTACTGGTTCAGAGTTTATTTGGAATAAGATGGGAGATGTTCAGGATATGACTATTGGTGAACTTCGTACCATGAATAACTCTTATTCCGATTTTTTGAACAAGCCTATGCTTATTCTACTTGATGATAGGGCGATACGTCAGTTCAGACTTTCAAAGCTTTATGAGAGTGTTTCTTCTATATACGATTTGAAGACACTTTTCACAAAGGATATTTCTACTATTGAGGGCGTTATTACAAAAGCTCTTGAAGCAAATATGAGAGATATGCTTATTTCTCGTGTAAGAATGATGTATAAGAATGGTTCTCTGAAGGATATCAATGTTATCAGACTTCTTGAAGACAAGCTTCAGTTTGATATTCTTAGAGATATCTGATATAAAATAAGAAGGGAATGACTATGGCAACATCATATAAAGAATTGTATAATTCGGTTTATAGTAAAATCAAGGATTATGATTTTATTGCTATGTCCGAAGATGAGGCTGATGAAATTCTTCACGACTATATACGTCCTGCCATAGTTGATTTTGAGGACTGTAAACAGGATTTGTCTGACCGTGATGAAACATTAAAGTCTTTTAATATAGATTTGACAGATATAAATTTTGAAATATTGTCAAATTTTATGGTTATCAAATATATTGAGGCTACTTATATAAACACACCTATGGCTCTTAAAGCCTATATGAGTACAGCAGATTTTCATAAATATGATAATAAAGATGTGCTTGGTAAAGTAGTAGAAGTAAGAGATGGGTATCTTAAACGTAATAAACAATTGATGATAAATTATTCTATTCGGAGTAAAGATTCTGGATTGGCTAAACTTTATGAAGAAAAGGGCAATTATGACCCTAGTAAAAAAACAAAACCTGTTACAAAAAGTGGGGTTTGCAATTGCTGTGGTGCTCCTGATGATTTTACACCCTCTCATTGTGATTATCATTGTTCTGATTGTGGGGTGCATAGGTCATGAGTTATGCACATATGAAACAACGTATGACTTTATCGGGCGAAACTGTACGGGCAGAAAAGATAAATGATGGCAGACGATTAATGAGTGAACAACTTATGACCGACCCGTCATATCAAGAGTTTGATATCTGGGAATTTGGTATTGCTTCTGATAATTTTGTTAAACAGCCACTTAAATTGTATGACAGAAAATATTCTTCTGCTAATGGATTTACTGCAAAATTTGAAACCTTGTGGAATAAATTTATTCCGATAGGAACAACTTTATATGATAGTAAGTACGATGAATATTATATTTGTGTTGAATCTTTTGATAAAGATGAAATATTAAATAATGGTAAAATTGTACGTTGTAATGGTTGTTTAAAGTGGCAGGATGAGAATGCAAATGTGTACGAGTATCCTATTTTTGACATTAACAGTACACAATACAATTCGGGTGTTGATGGGAACAAAATAATGACTTTAGGTAGCACACAGCATATGTTGTCTATTACTGCTGATGATAATACTATTTCTTTAAGGCATGATAAGAGGTTTTTTATTGACAGAAATAAGGTAGACCCTACTGTTTTCAAACTCACGCAGAATGATACAACTGCCTTAAATTATGATAAGGGTGTTATTCATCTTACTGTTACAGAAGACCAGTACAATCCCGACACAGATAATATTGAAGAATGGCTTTGTGATTATATTAAACCTGTTTCACCCAATAACATTGAAATTACTTATACTGGAAATCCTAGTATAAGAGTGGGTGGGTCTTATAAGACATTCACTGCAAACACATTATCACCTGTTGTATGGGATATTGTTGCTACACCTGATGTACAGAGTTGTATCACTTTAACTCCTGTGACTGGTGAGAATAAATGCAAGATAAAATGTTCTCAAAATGAGAATGCTATTGGTAAAAGTTTTGTTCTTAAATGTGATGATGGGGCAGGAAATATTGGCGAGATAACAGTTAATATTGTAGGAGGTGTATGATGGGAAAGAATGATAATTTAATAGAGGATTATCGAAATCTTGTAACGAATACTTTGCTTGCTAATCCTACTATTGTAGAAGTTCTTAGTGACGGCGAATATAGTCTGGAAGAAGCAGACGAGTTAATGTGGAAACATATTTTCCCTAATCAGTACATACCCGATACAATAACTGAAACAGGGTCGTTTATTTTGTATGATTTATCTGATGCTGTTATATCAAGAGTTAATAAAACCTATATAGAAGTGACTTTATATTTTTGGATATTAACTCATTATAAAATGCCAAAATACAATAATAAATTACGAAACGATATTCTTGTAAGAGAATTGAGAAAAGATTTCGGTGAGAAAGATTGCTTTGGTATTGCCAAGGCTCATTATGTTTCTAACAGTATATTTAATTCGGGGACTAATAAATACACTGGCAGACTGGTTACGTTCCGTGTAACGGATTGGTCGGATAAAATAAGATATAGGGATTAAATAATGACAAAATTTAATCTTCTTAATCAAAAACAGTATAAATTTAATGATTTGATAACTGTGAATATTCCGTTAGTTGGTGATGTTTGGGGCGAGGATAGAGATATTGCTATTGAAAGAGGGTATCTTCAAACAGCTTCATTATTTATTCAAACACCTACTGATTTAATGTTGGAATTAAAAGAAATTGGAATTTACTGGACAGATGTTACAGAATATGAAGTATTCACAATGTTTTTATTATCATTGTTGTCTGAAATACAACAGGGCAAAGACAGAGATAAAATTATTCAACGTTGGGAATTAGTATTTCCTACACTTGATTGTTCTGACATATGGGCAAAAAGTAATGATGATAATAAGAATGTAATATTTGTAAATAGCAAAGACCAAGTGATTTTTAATAAAGCTATTTATGAACAGTTATCAGATTTGTTATGCTGTATTTTACACGCTGAAAAAAATCGTGAATACAGAAAAGTCCCTGAAAAAGAAACACGAGATTATATTTTGGATAGAGCTAAGAAAAAGCGTGAACGTGAGAAGACTCGACTTCAAAATAAACAAGATAGTAAATCGTCATCTGCTTTAGATGGCGTTATTTTATTTCTTGTGAATAACTGTAATTTCAAATATAATTTTGAAACAGTTAAAAATATTACTTTATATGATTTATATGCTTCATACAAGCAGATAAATAAAAACGCTGAAATTGACAATATCATGTCCGGATATTATTTTGGTACAGTAGATTTGAAGAAAATAGGCGATAGTAAATTACAAAGAATTATTATATGAAAGGATTGAATAATTATGGCTAATGCTGCAATTGCAATGCTTGAGGGCTGGACGATTACATCCGTAGAGACAATCGAGAATTATTCTCGTACTGATGATACCTGCCTTAATATTCTTGATGAAATTAAGAATATTACTCTTTCTAACTCTGAGGATAGTGCTGATGTAACTGGTAAGAATGATACTGTACTGTTCACTATCAAGAAGAATAAGGCTGTTGAAGGCTCTGGCTCTTCTGGTTATATTTCTGGCTCTCTGCTTTCTCTCCAGACTGGTTCTGACCCTGTATCTGGTAAGATTAAGTTCAGAAAGAGAGAGGTTATTTCTTTTGAGGACAACGCTACTGAAGTAGTTACTGCTGAAACTGCTGTTGGTACTGCCGGTTCTGAACTTCTTAATGTACTTATCACTATTGATGGCACAACTACTAAGTATGAACAGGCTTCTTCTGAGGATGCATCTCATGTTGCATACACTCCCGGCACTAAGAAGATTGCGCTTCCTACTGGCATTGCTAATGCTGGTACTATCGAGGTAGTTTATGAGTATGAGAAGGACGGTGCTTCCGTAGGCAACTCTGCTGATACATATGGTAAGACCACTCATACCTTTATTAATTGCCTTGGCAAGAACACCTGTGATGAGACTTACTTCATTCAGATTGAAATTTATCGTTGTGACTGGAATGCTAACTTTGATTTTGATATGGGTGGCGATGGTGTTGAGCATCCCTTCCAGTTCAAGAGCCTTGTTGACAAGTGTGGAGTGGGCAATTCCAAGTTCTGGGACTTCAAGGTTTACAAGACCGCTTGATAAAGGATTAAATAAATATGGAAATAATCAGGCATTGTTTGGTCTGCGGGAAAGAATTTAAGGCTTGCAATACCTGCCAGCAAAATACACCCGAAACCTTGCAATGGCGTAGGGTAGTTTGCTGTCCAGCTCATTTTGCATATCATATACCTATTATTATGTATCATAATGGCGAGTACAGTAAAGACAAGGCTAGAACAGAATTACAGAATGCAATAGATACACATGGTGACATTAAATATTGTGATAATGTTAAGGCTATTGTTGATGAAATATTGGCTGATGATATAAAATTTGAATCTGAAACTGATGTAGACAACATTAAAGTTTCAGAAACTAATATTGTCAATGATAATGTAAATGAGATTATTCAAGACAAGCCTAATTCAAAGACCAAAAAGAATAGAACAAAGTTTATAAAAGAATAAAATTATAGGGAGATGACCATTAAGGCAACCGTCAAATGTGGTTGTCTCCCTATTTTTTATAATCTGATAAAGGATAGTTAAATGAAGAAATCAAAATATAATGTTGATTTATCTGAAAAGGGAAAGAAAAAACGTACATATAAAGGTATAACTTTTGATAGTGAAACGGAAATGAAATTCCTTATTGAATGGATTGAGCCTAAAATTGATATAGGCGAAATCGTTTCATATGAAATGCAAGTTCCTTATATTTTGCAAGAGGGGTTTGTGAATTTTGAAGGTAAAAAGATATTATCTATAAAATATGTAGCTGATTATGTTATTTCTTTCGCAGATAATAGACGGATTGTTGTAGATGTCAAGGGATTACCCGACACAACTGCAAAATTGAAGAGAAAATTATTTGAATATAAGTTTAGAGATATCCCATTTTATTGGTATTGTCGCAGTATTAAATATGGCAATGGAAATGGTGATAATTGGATTACATACGATGAACTTGAAAAGAGACGTAAGTCAGATAAGAAACAAAATAAAGTTTGAAAGGAAAAAGAATATGAGAGATACTATTGAACTGATTGAGATGAGTAAGTTAGTAAATACCGTTGTTGGCAGTGTGTTTTTCACCAATGAAAATACAAATGAGATAGAATATAAGCCTGAATATACTCCTGTAGTTTCGGCTTTTTATAAGATGAAGTATTACTGCCCTGATGAACTTCCCAATGATGATATTCAGAATTTTTATATTGATTGGATTAATGGTTATTATACAGATTTTCTTAATAAAATTAATCCTCATCAGAATGTTATGATTGATAATGCTATTTCTGAAAAAATTGAATATATAAAGAAGCAGGTTGGTAATCCTCTTAATAATGCTCTTGCTAGCCTTATCAATATTGTTCAGGATGCCATTGACAGATTTTCTACATCTTTTGGCGAGTTTAATGCAGATGATATGAAGAAAGTTATGACACAAGCTACTGATTTTGCAAAGAATATGGATAAAAATTCTAAGAGTATTGTCAAGGCGGTGACAGAAAATGTTGTCGAAAAGACTGAAAATGATGATAACGGAACTAAGGTTAAGACTGTATCGACTAAGAAGAAGTCTAATAAGACAAATACATCGAATAAGAGCAAAGCTGTTGCAATATCTACAAATAATGTTGTTGGGGGAGATAATGCCGATGGAAAGCAGTAAGTTTACTATGGTACTCCCTATATCTTTATCTGGCAGGATGGTTAATAAAATCGTATCAGAAACAAATGCACTCAAAAGTATGGTTTATCTTGATTTAGGTAATCGTACAGTAGATATGAAATCTATTCTTGGAATATTAAGTGCAGATTGTAAAGCAGGAATGGAAATCACGGTAATTTGCCTTGCTCATGATAAGAGTGTTGCAGAACATGATAGTAAAGTAATGGAGAGATTATTAAAGTCTGGTGATTTTTAATGGCTAAAGTTTGCAAAAGCCTTAAAGAACTTGAAAAAGCATTACAAGAAAAGGTTGACATTGCTTTATTGACCGATGTTGCTCAAACAGTAACAGAAGTAATGCAAAACCATATTGCACAAGATGTTTATGATGTATATAACCCTAGTAGGTATGCTAGAAGAATGAATGAAAACGGATTATTAGATAATAGAAATATTAATAGTTCTATTGATGGGAATACACTTATTGTGGAAAATAACACTTTAGGCTCTCCGTATTATTATGACCCAAGTGATAAAAAAACAAAAAAATCTGCAAATGCTGGTGAAGAAATTGTGGGGGTAATTGAAAGTGGCAGAGGATATGATATTTCTAATTGGGAATATGATGGTGTCCCTCGCCCTTTTATTGAGAATACAAGAGACGAGTTAAAAGATTATGAATGGCATAAAAAGGCGTTAAAACAAGGGTTACAAAAACAAGGATTAGAGGTGAAGTGAAATGGCAGAAGATTTACAAATTAGGATACCCGTCACTTTAGGAATGGAGAATATTCCTGAAGAAGTTAAGAAAATTCAGCAACAATTAAGCAATAACAAAAATACAAATATAAAAATAAATGCAATATTATCTGATGATTCAATTAATAATATTAAGAATCAATTACAGTCATTATTTAATAATAAGCAAGCAATAAATCTTAATGTCAATTCAAATGTCCAGTCACAGTTAAGTCAAGTTAATCAGACTGTTACTACCCAGATTAATGCAATTAATAAAAAAGCAGTAGTTGCTCCAAAGGTGGATATTTCTCAGATTGATTTGGAAAATCTTAAAGCAATGTCAAATGCTTTTATAAAGGCGTTTGACATAAAGTCATTAACGTCTGAAACTAAAACTGAACTTCAATCTCTGATGAGAGAATTCCAAGTTACAACTCAAAAGCAGGATTTTTCTGCAATAGCTAAGGCTCAACAAGCGTTGCAACAATTTGCTCAAGATTATGGGAAACAATTTAAAAATCAAGAAACGATAACAGCGTTTAATAATTTTAAAGCATTATATCATGATATTGCTAATGCAGTTGGTGAATGCGATGTAGCTACTAGGCAATATTTAGGAACAAATAAACAATTCAAGCAAATATTTGGGGATACTTGGAATAATTTAAGAAATAAAGATGTTGTTGGTGTCCCTGATGATAGTGCATTATGGAAATTAGGTAGTACTCTTGATGATATACTTATAAATTATAGGCAACAGATTTTAAATTTTCTGTCCGAAATTAATAAATCTTTTACTACCATTTCTCAACTTGACCAACTTGATATTAACAAATTATTTTCTAGCATAGCTAATATTTCTGGTTCATCTGGATTAATTAATACGGCGCAACAAATTCAGAATATTATTTCGGGATTTACAAATTTAGATGGTAAACTCCAAATAACGCAAGATTTATTTAACCAATTTACTGCCAACGGAACTAATACAAGTTCTTTGAATAGTACGCTTGAAAAAATTGGTTTAAGTTATACAGTCGTTGATAACAACGCCCAAAATGCTATCGGTACAATGGCACAATTTAGTAGTGTCTATAATGAGGTTGCCAATGTTCAAAAGGCATACGCTGAAAATATAAAGCAATCTATTGATGTTGAAAATCAGAATACAACTGCCACTAAAAATTCTACTGAATTAGCTCAAAAGAAGTTAAGAGCCATTGAAGAAGTTACCAAGGCACAAGAAAAGCAAAATAAGGTTTTAAAATCTGCAAGTAATTTTAGAGATTATATTGATTCATCTTTGATGACATTCAGTGGGAATGAAAATGGTATTAATGAAGCAATTCAAGCTTTTAAGAAGTTTGGAGAAGTATCATCTTCATCAATAAAATACCCGACTATGAATGCAAGAGGTGGGTCTTCTGATCTTATAAAGTATTTTACTATTGAGGTTAAGTCTGCAACTGGTGAATTACAGAAGTTTGCATATACTTGGAAAAATATTGGCGATGAAGATAATCCTAATTTTGTATATATGCTTTCCAATGTTAGGGAAGCCGATGCGGGTATCCAAAAATTAATCGCTTCTCAGCAAAAATATAACGATAAAATTAAGGCTCTGCAAACATCGTTCACATCTGATTTACAAAAAATACGTTCTTCTTGGGAGGATGTAAATGGTGGCAAATCTGTAAAGTCTGATGAAAATATTAATAACCTTAATCAGCAGTATATAAAAGTAGAGCAATCAATAGAAGCGTTAAAAAATGCTGATGAAGCCACAATGGCTTCAATGAAAGCAAATGTTGTTGCCGAAATAAGTGTTCTTAATCAGATGGTTACTCAGTACCATAATGCTGAAAAGGTTGCTACCCAACTCCGAGCAAAAGGTTTTGAAACTGTTAAGGTTGATACGGGAAATAATATTGATAAATTTATAAATAGTATCAACAATTCTAAAGTCCCGGTTCAAGCAATGAAAACAGAGATTGATAATCTTACTTCTTCTTTTTCTAATCTTAATAATATTGAAGACCAAGCAGGTAAATCTTCGGCTTTAACTAGTATTCTTAATATATTGGATAATGCTAAGACTAAATTTCAAGCATTGCAAGAATTATTCAAAGGTTCTGGAAATTCAAATTGGCTTACTATAAATTCTGACCAGATAAACAAGATTGATGATATGGCAACTAAAACTGCTATATATAAGAATTATCTTAGTAATATTGCAAATGAATGGAAAGGGCAACAATTATTAGTTGGTAATGTTGCTAAAGAAATGGCATCGTTACAACGTGGTATTACAAGTATTAAAAATCCTGCTGTCTTAGATAAATATGTGGCAAGGATACAAGAACTTGTGACGAATTATCAAAGGCTTAAAATCAATCTTGATAGTCAGGTTGAAAGCCAGAATAAGATTTATCAGATACAAACTCAGATTTCTAAACTTAGTTCTACTGATGTAAGCAATAAAACTTATTTAGAGCAAAAGTTACATGATGAAGAAAAAACTTTGCAAAATTTGCAAATGCAAAGTGGGACTTTAAAAAATATTGTTTCTCTTGAAGAGCAAGAAGCCTATGTTACACAACAGGTGAAAAAAGCAAGAGAAGATGCTACTATTGCTCAAAATCATCAAACCGATGCCCAAATGGCTAAAAACATTAAACAAGTTAGTGATTATGCTACAGCCATTGAAAAATCAATTGTCAATCTGAACAGATTGAAAAACAGTAAGATTTTTGCTGATAATTCTAATAAATCTAGTGTGCAAGCTCAGATTGCACAATTAGATCAGTTTATTACTAAACTTACTCAAATGCGAGAAACTGTTGGTACAATGGTTACTGTTGGTAATACAACTGGCAAGGTTGACACTACTGCTTTTGCTACCTTGGTCAATGATATGACTAATCTTAATAACCAGATTAAAACGGTTGAAACTTCTGCCAAGGATTTACAAACTCAATTAAAACAGACTAATGGCGTTGATGTTCAGAAAGGTAAGATAAAAGTTCTTGTTGCTCAACTTGAAGCTTTTGCTATGGCTAATGGTAAAGCAATGAAATCTAATAAGACTCTTACATCTGGCATGACTGTTTCACAAGAATGGAATGCTATGATGAGTAAGTTAAAATCTGGGGCTGATAATGGCGATATTCAGAAGATAACTTCTCAATTCAAGGCTATGAGGTCTGAAGTTAAGGCGTTAGGGCTTGAGGGTGGAACGGTATTTCAAAATTTATGGGCAGCTGTGAAGAAATTTAGCAGTTGGATGGGTATTACTGCTTCTGTTAGTAGAGTGACTATGAAAATACGTCAGGCTGTAACAGAAATTAAAGAGTTAGATAATATCCTTACTGAAATTTCTAAGACTTCTGATAGAACAATTCAAAGTCTTGAAAAATTAGGCAATTCGGCTTTTGATACAGCCAGCAAATATGGTCGTACTGCAAGTGATTATTTAACTGGTGTGCAAGAAATGAGCCGTGCAGGATTTAATGAACAAGGTTCTGAACAAATGGCTGAATTATCTATCCTTGCTCAGTCAGCAGGTGATATGGATACTGAATTAGCCAATGCTTATCTTATCGCCACAAATGCTGCTTATAAATTAAATGGTAGTGCAGAAAAATTGAATGATGTACTTGATCGTCAAAACTATGTTACTAATAGAAATGCTGTTAATTTGACAGAACTTGCTAATGCAACAAAAATTGCTGGTTCACAAGCATCAACGTCTTCAGTTGGAGTAGATGAAATGACTGCTGCTGTTGGTACTATGATAGCAACTACACAAGAGGGTGGCGAAGTAGCTGGTCGTGCGTTCAAAGCTATAATTATGAATCTTCAACAAGTTTCGGCTGATGCTGATGAAATTGGAGATGGTGGCGAAGCAATTACATCTGAATCTTTAACTAAGTATGAAAAGGCTTGCGAAGCTCTTGGTGTTAGTCTTAAAGAAGTTAGAGACGGAGCAATTAAATTAAGAGACCCAATGCAGGTGCTTGAAGAACTGGCTAATTCGGTAAGTAAAGAAGCTGATGGCAGTATTAAAATAGCAAATCTTATTAATGCTGTTGGAGGAAAGTACAGGGGGAATCAACTTATAAGTCTACTCAATAACTGGGACACTTATAAGAAAATGTTATCTGAATATAATTCTAATGAAGCTGCCGGTTCGGCGCTTGAAGAAGCTAATAAATCCGCAGAGAATTTAACTGGTAGATTAAATGCTTTGTCTAACTCGTTTGCCAAATTAGTTAATAGTTTTGCCGATTCTTCTACAATGAAAACTTTTGTTAATGGGTTAAATGGGATAATTTCTATTGTAAATACATTAATTGAAAATTTTGGAACTTTGCAAACTCTTATTCCAATAGTGTTTGCTGGATTAAGTTTCAAAAATATTGGTGTATTTAAAGTAATTGATGGGAACCTCAATAGTATATTTGCCAAAACTAAAATTGTTGCATCAGGGTTTAGATTGGCAACAAATCAGGTAAATACATATATTGATACATTCAATAAAATAAATGCAAATCAATCCTTTGGCAAAGAGTGGAATAATTTTCTTAATGAAACAGGAAATATAAATGGTGCGCTACCTACATATTTTCAAGCGATTGCTCAACAAGGTGCAAGTGCAAGAGCTTCTGTTGAGGGGTTTTACGTTGCTCTTTTAAATGGGAACACTAAAGGTATAGCTAATGTCCGTTCGGTTATTAATGCTTATAATCAAGTGCAACAAACAGGAAGGACTAATTCAATAGCTTTTGCTAATGCTGTAAGTCAATCAAATGTTCAACTTGGAATGTATTTAACTAAATTAGACGGTGCAAAAGCATCAATGATTAAATATAATGCTATTTTGGTTGCCACAAAAGCTAAAACAATTGCATTAAAAATTGCAAGTATGGCTTTGAACACTGTGATTTCAATAGGGATAACGGCAGGGATATCTGCTTTAATCGGTGTAATTTCATCTGAAATAAACAAAACACAAGAACTTATTGAAAAGAACAAAGAATTAGCAAATAGCTACAATAATAACTTAAAGACATTATCTAATTTTAAAACTACTTACTTAGAAATAGTAAATTCGACTGATAGTGAATCTGAAAAAACTCAAAAATTAATTGACTGGAAAAAAAAATTAATTGAACAATATGGATTAGAAGAAGATGCTCTTAAAAAAGTTAATACAGAACGTCAAACTGGGATATCTCTTATTGATGAAGAAATATATAATCAAGCAAATACAACTATATCCACATTAAAAGATTATGATGAAGCATTAAAGAAAATTTATTCAGCTAGTAATATTGGGCATAAAGCTGACTTAAAAAGTAAATTTTGGAAAGACTATAATAAAATTATAGATTTAGATGATGCTAAACAGTTTGGATTGTCTGAGAAAATAACAAATGGACAGTGGAGAGCTTCAGGTGGTTCTGACTTAATATTTCAAATAGAATATGAAACCCAAAATATTTATGGACAATCAGAAGCTTTAAAAAAGGCGTTGTCTTATTATAAAGATATAAGAGACAGAGGGTTAGATCCAAACAATCGAAACAGTGCAACTATTACATATCTTGAAGACGAATATGATCGTGTTCAAAAAATTATAGATGATTATGGCGAAACAGTATCTACAGGTGTATCTGCTTATGCTCAAAAATATCTTTATCAATTTACTCAAGAAACAGAAGGCAAATTAGCAAATGTTATAGATAAAGCTACTTTTGAAATTTGGAAAGAAAAACTTCTTGAAATGGCAGGAGCAAGCGAACCTGTAAAACAGGCATTAGAAAAACTGGCTAACGAAACATTTCCTAATTATTCAAGTAATGTTATTAATTCTTCTAACGAAACAAATAATGCTGTAACTGCCGTAACCTCTCTCAATGATGCATTAACCAAACTTCAAGAACTTCTTAAAGATATAATTAGTGGTTCTAGTACATACCAGTCTGCGATGCAAAAAGTATCTGCTGGTACAGGGTTGACTGCTAAAGAAGTTAATGAACTTCTTGAATTAGACCCGTCTTTATTTGATAAGTTTATTAAGCAAAAAGATGGGACTTGGACTATTGATTTAGAAGCTCTCAGGTTAAGCTATGATACTATCATTGTTGATGGTGGTAAAGATGCTATTGCTGAAGAGAAAAAATCATATCAGGAACAATTTGATGCTGTTTCTAAAGAGATTGAAAATCTTTATGTTCAACGTGCTGAAAAACTTAAACATATCAATGGTAAGGCAGATTTAGATGAATTAAACGCCCTTGACAAGCAAATTGAAGAACGAAAGAAAGCACTCCAAGGAGCGCAAGATGATTTAAATGTTGCTTCTTTTCAAGAATCTTTGCTCGATTATTCTGATGCCGATAGAATAAGAGATTCTTTTGATGAAGTCACAAAACAAGTTGATAGCTATAATGATAGTATTTCAACGTTAAAGAAAGCACAAGAAACTCTTAACGAAGGCAATTCTCTTTCTTATGATGATATGACTAAATTAATAATGTTATATCCTCAATTAAAAAATAGCGTTATTGAAACTTCTGATGGTTATACTTTTGAACAGTCTGCTCTTGAAAGTGTAAGCAAACAAGCGTATCAGACTAGAGATGATTATATTGATAGTCAGATTGATATGACGAAATCTGCAATTGAACAAGCCAAGCTTCGTATGGAAGAATATGCCCATGAAATTTCACTGATATCTTCGGCTTATGCTTATAAACATGCTGTCGAAACGGGTTTGTTCAAAGATTATGCATCTGTAAAAGATAGCATAACCGCTATGGAAGAACTTATAAATATTCTTAATGGTTATAAGAATAATGTAAAAGAACCCAATAGTAGTTCTTCTAAATCAGCAGATAAATCAATTTCCGATGCTCTTCAAAATCAGATAGATTATTATACAACTCTTTTAGATGCTATTGAGGCGGTAACTGATAAACAGATAGACGCTCTTGAAAAAGAAAAAAATGCTATTGATAGTAAAATAGACGCTCTCAATGATGAAAAAGACGCTCTCAAAGGAAAAAATGACGAGCAACAGAGAGAACTTGACCTGATTGAAGCCCAGAATAATCTTGAAAAAGCAAAGAAACAGAAAGTTTTTGTTTATAAAGAGGGCGAGGGACTTGTACAGATCCAGGATGAAAAAGCTGTTAAGGACGCTCAAAAGGAACTTGATGATGTTAAAAGAGAAATAAAAGAAACTGATATTGATAAACAAATCGAGGTTTATGAAAAGCAACAAGAAGCTATTGATAAACAAATTGATAGTGCTAATGCTTATAAAGATACTTTCTCTGACATGGAAAGCAATGCCAAAGACCAGTTAGCTATTGAACAGGCTAAAAAGGCACTGGGTGTTGATGAGAATGGGCTTCTTCATATTGATGAAAATACAGCAAAAAATATTCGTAATGGTTTGGCAGAAGCCATTTATAATAAAGATGTTAATGACAACAAGGACAATGATAAATATGTAACTGTAAGTCTTGCTGATTATTTAAGTGGTTTGGGCGCTACTGTTACACCACAACAGTTCCAAGCTATTGCTAATACTGCCACTGGGAATACTCCGATAACTGCTCCTGTTACAAATAGTACAGTTAATAACGCACAAAGTATTGTTAATAATAAGTCTATAACATTGAATAACACGTTTAATGTTTATGATTCAAAGGATAGCAATACTGTTATTGAGCAGATTAAGAGTTATATGAATAAGACACTTCGGACAGCAATCAATAGTATTAAATAATTGCTTTATAATTTATATCAGCTCATCTGAAATATGGTGGGCTGATTTTATATAAACAGAAACAAAAAATGAAAGGAGGAATAAATAATGTTATGTTCACCCACAAATGCTTATCCTAATAATAATTGTATAGACGGTTCTAATTTTAGTATGAAAATTACTTTTAATGGTGACTTTTGTATGGGAGCTGATTTTTATGTGTATGATTATCAGACTGGTGATAGAGTAGGAAATATTTATTATGAACGTGGTAAAAGCACTGATGGGTTTAGAAATGGCGAAGAAATAGATATTGTAAATACAAGTGATATTCCTCAAAATACCGAATATCTTTGGAGAGCAAAATTTTATGAGCCTGTTGATATAGATAATGGTTATTATCCAGATGTATACTCATCTAAAGGTAAAATACAAAAAAATCCGTTAACAAAAGTTACAGTACAATCAACTGATGAAGATATAACAAATAATATTTATATTCCTATCGAAAAAGGATTAGATATTAATTTACCTTGCTATTGTTATTGGAGTGGGAATGGTAGGAAAACTGTTGTAGGTTATAACAAGAGTAAGGGAATACTTAAATTATCTGAGGCATTTGATGATAAAAATGCTATCCCTGTTAGTACAGAACTTTATCTTAGTACTGTTAAAGTTGTAAATATGGACACTGTATTATCAGAAACAGGGTTAATTCCTATTGAACAAGGACTTAATCTTGATACTGGCAAACATAGAAAAACCAGAGCAGATAGTGATACAATCCCTAATACATATATTAAAGTTAATGGTAGTTATTATGGTATTACAAAATACTATAATAAAACTGGATTTGTGGGCATAGAGGGAACTGTTCCAGAAATAGATGAAAATACGCCATATGAAATTTATCAATGCTTTGTTATTTCTCCTTATTATTATTTCAATACTAAGGCTATTCCTGTTATAACTCCTAAGATGACTTTTGTCAATGAGGTTATAAAGTGTGAAGCTAGCATAACAACACAAGGCAATTATCCAATTAAGTATTATTATTGGACTATATATGATAAAGATGATAATATAATAAATCAGAGTGAGAAAATATGGTCTAGCAGAATGGAATATCTTTTTAGAGAGGTATTACCAGATGCTACTTTCAAAGGGAAAATTACAATAGTGACACAAGATGATGTTGAGGTCACAAGTCCTGTTGTTAATTGCACTATTCCTAAAGGTGCAGTCGGGATTACTGATTTGAAAGCAACTGTAGATACAGTAAAAAATACTGTAAAATTAACTTGGAAAAATGCTACTGGAGTTGCTCCAACAAGTTATATTATTCAAAGAATAAATTCTGATGGTACTCAACAATATCTTGAAACTGTTCAGCAAACTTCTGCTTCAAGTTATATTGATTATACTTGTGGTGGTGATATGATTTATCAATATATTGTTATCCCGGTTGCGACAACCACAGTATATCAACAGGCTAAAGTGCCTATAGCAACTAGTTTTGACGATTATGAGATTTATTTTTTAACCGAAGTTCCCTATGAAAGACCGTCTAAATTTATCACAGATGTAAGAATTTATTATAATTATATGTATGGTGATAAGCAATTTAAAGTGACATCTTCTTGGAAGGTACAATTAAATCCTGACATTGGTGATGTTGACCATAATATAAAAAGAGATAAAAGTGACACCGAAAGAGGGAAGCCTGTTATTACTTATGGAAATATGGATTATGACTCATTCTCTTTGAGCTTTTTGCTAGGGCATATTTCTTGTCCTGATTATGGATTAACGGATGGCGATTATAAGACATTTCAGAAATGGAAATCTGATGTTAATAGCAAACAGCCTGTGTTAATAAAAAGCACTATGGGTAATGTGTGGTTTGGGACTATTACATCTCACACCTATACTCCTGATGATAGTGGAAATTATAAGACATATTCTATTAAAATAGATTTTGTACAAACAAGGGATATGTATGCTGATAATCAAACCAGAACAAGAATAATGACAGATTGAGGTGATAGGTATGGAACATTATGATATCTATGACCAAAATTATGTTAGACTTGCACAGAATGAAGGGAAAATTGTTCTTGCTAAAATTGAAGTGTTAGACCATTTAGAATATACTATCTACGAGATTACTGATGATATCATTATTGATAGTGAGAATTATTCTAAAACTTATGGGCAAGGTATTCAGGGAAAATTTAGCTTTCAGATTTATAATCACGACCACAAATATGATACCAACGAAAATAGTCCATTCTGGTTTGATAAAAAAATCCGGTATTATAAAGGATTAAAGGACAGATACACAGGCGACATATATTGGTTTAGCAAGGGTATATTTACTACAACCGGAATATCACAAGAAAATGATATTATTAGTATTGATTGTGTAGATAAATTTGGATTGCTCACATCTGAAACGGGTGGCGCTTGTCTCGAAAACGCCACAAAGATTGAATTAGGCGATAAAGTAGGTCAAATGTTTGTAGATATGCTTTCACAAGAAAAAGGTAACGGTAGACCTACCGACCCGATAAATCCTTTGATAGATTTTGATACAAGAGATATTGAACTTGGCGAAGATATTGAACTAAGCACAGGTTCATATTTTGGAGATATATTTACAGAGTTGGCTAACAGTCTTAAATGCAGAATGTATTATGATAATGTAGGACATTTGGTTCTCACAAGAGGCTCTAGTGACTTTGAGTTTAAAAACAAAGCCCCTATGTGGGTGTTTGATGATAAGGCAACTGCTGAATATATTTCTTCTAGTTTGACTTATAACTTTTCCGATGTAAAGAATAGAGTGACTGTCTGGGGAGAAAATTTTGATGGTGCTAGTTTCGTTGGCGTTGCCGAAAATGATAATCCTAAATCCCCAGTAAGAATTAGTCTTGTTGGATATCGTGTGGCTAAAACAATGGAAGATATGTTTGGCTATGAGCAGGCTAACGTAGATGCTTATGCTGAAATGTATCTTAAAATGAAAAGCATTATTGGCATGAGCGTTAAATTGGATTGTACAATGCTCCCTCATTTAGATGTGGAGGATGTTATATTAGTCAGAAATGAAGAATTAGGATTGGATAATGTGAGATTTTTAATAAGCGAAATTTCAATAAATGGAAATGAAATGTCGATTTCATTATGCAATGTTGATAATCTTCCGGAGTTCAGTGAATTTGAATGACTTGCAATGTGTGTAATAATAAGGTGGTGAGAGAGTGACTAATAAAAAAGATGAAAATTCTGAATTGCTTACAAAATTAATTTCTACTGTTCAAAAGAAAAATGACAAAGAAAAAGTAAATGATAGTGTTAAAAGCAAACAGGCTAGAGTAATTGGTGTTGATGATGAAACGCATAAAGTGTTTGTTTATTTTCTTGATGATATAGAAGAAAAAGAGTATAAATTTTTGAATAAAACAGGGGAAGTCATTGGTGTTGGTGATACTGTTAAAGTATTTTATACTAGCAATTCTGCAAAGGGTTGGATAGGCGAACGCTGTGGTGAGCCAAGATATGATGGCGGTTATTCTCTTGAACCAATTACGTCAATTACTATAAATTCCAATATAGATTATTCTGTGCATACAAACGCTGGCGTTGAAAGATATGTTGGGATTTTTGAGGGCGAATAAATATGATACCTGATTTGAAATTTTATAAAGATGAAAAAGGTCGTATTATAGAAGCAACAAGAGGAGATAAATATGCAACCATTGAGTGGGCAAACGAAGATGTAGATATAGATTTTTGCAATTTTGTCATCACAATAGCCATAACAGCGAGAGGAGTAGGGAAAGATGTCTGATGTAGACGAGAAAAAAATAGAATTTGTCAGTGACACAGATGTTAGCATACCTGTACGCTGGAAAACAGCCGCAACAGACTTGAGATGGAATAATGCTATTGCTATGGCTGTAACCATTGCAAGAAAAATTGACACTTCTAATTTATGGGACGGATATTTGCATTTCAGAGAAAAAACTGGGGATTTTAAAATTAATCCCTTTGTGTTAAAAACCATGGATATCGAAGATGGGTTTATATGTGATATTCAAACCCCCATAGATATTTCTTTTACAGAGAATGTGGCTTATCACTATATTAATTCTTTTGTTTTAACAACCTCAAGGATAACAGATAACATGCCTTGTGTTACTGGGAGTGTGTATAGCACTGATAGCACCACTATATATATTGAAATGACAAACCCAATCACAAGTATTTCTGCAAACGAAAATATAAAAGCTTTTGAAATAACTGCTACATTTGGTGGAGTTAGATATACGTTTAACCCTGTAAAAGTAGAAATATCAGATGTGTCTAGGATTAAACTTACTGTTACTGATATGGGTCAAGTATCTGGTGAGGTAAATATTTTGTATAAGAGCGAATTAGGAAATATTAAAGAAAGTGCTTATGATGCTTATATTGAGAGCTTTAATAGGGCTTTTACTTATACTATGAATTATTTGGAGGGAGAATGATATGAAAATCAAAGGGCATACAAAAATAGAATTATTTAACGCGGAAACCGGAGAGTTAGAACAAGTAGTAGAAGAAAATAATATGGTTACAAGTGCCGTACAGAAGCTTTTAAATCTTCCGGTTGAATTTGTGTCGTGTAATACAAGTATAAAAACGATTCTCGACAACACTTTACCTATATCTACTAACGCCATGGGTGGAGTGCTTCTTTTTAGTAATAAAAAAGAAGAAAACTCAAATTTGATATATGCAAATGGTGAGGGTGCAGTTGGACATGCTGGAAGAGTATATTCTGGAACTAACCCATGTACTGGGACGTTGAATGAGACAGAGTGTAGAACTCTTAGCAACGGATATCGGTTGGTGTGGGATTTTGCTACAGACCGTGCAAACGGGACAATTGCTTGCGTTTGTTTAACAAGTCGCACAGGTGGATATATAGGACTTAATGAATATTGGGATCCGACAGCAGACAATTATAATCCTAAGATAACTAATTTTTATAATTTTGATAACAACCTGTCAAGACCTTTATACAATCTCCCAAAAGATATCCCAACAAGCGAATTTGGTGGAATTAGAGGAATAGTAGCTAAAGACACCATTGTTTCTTTGTCAAATCCGTCTACAACAACATTTAGACTTTCTTATTATAAAATACTTAACACAGAAAAGATAGAATTAAATTGGGGTGATTGTGGTAGCTCTGCAAGTTCGCCATATAAGACACAGGACATATCTATTACAAACCCAGGAGATTATACTAGTTATACAGATTCAGATGGTTTTATACGTTGCATTGGATATGGTCATCAAGAACAAGAAGATAAGATACACTACGACATTTGGTTTAATTGTAATAGAATTAATGCTTTAACAGGAACTGTTGACCTTGATAAAAAAATACTTATTAATGTTCAAAGTTTTCCTGATGATTTTTATATCAAAAGGTTCGCCAATGCGGGCATCGGGAGCAGTAATTTTTATTACAAATATAACGGTTATAAACCATTTTGTTTGATGAATAATTTTATTATAGCATGGTTTCAACTTGGTACGAGTTCCTATTGCTTAGCTACTGTGGATTTTAACGGAAATTTCATAAAAAAATTTGATTTGACCAGTGGTTATAACGATAGGAAGTGGGAAAGGCTTTATGATTTGAAACGTAAAGCACATTTCTTACAGAACAACCAATGTATAACCGAAGATGGGGATATTATTAGGCTAGGATATTGGCAAGATAACATTTCGAATATGGATAATATGCAAATTTATACATATACAGATATATACCCATATTTTATATCTCGTTATAACTATAATGCGCCAAAACTGTATCTTAATAAAGACTTCACTTATTTGGCTACTATTAATAATCTAGCCACTCCAGTAACAAAAACTAGTGCCCAGACGATGAAGATAACTTACGATTTAATTGAATCATAGGATAGTTAAAAGGGTGAAATATATGACAATTACTCCTGATAAAATAATCACAATAGCAGGAATACAAATTAAACAAAAAATTATTCCAGATGGTCTCAGATGGAAAGATCCTACTAAAGCTAGAAACGCAAAATTTTCTCCTAATGCATTGTATAAAGCAAATGTAAAAATGCCTAAAGTGAATACAATTACAATTCATAATACTGCTGACTTAGATAATATTCAAGATGATGCTGAAAGATATACTCTTGCTACATATAATGAAAATATGGGTTCAGTTAGACCACACTTGTATGTAGACGAAAGTTCTGTATGGCAGTTACTCAGATTTGATGAAGTGGGATGGTGTAATGCAAGAGGTACTTATAATGTAGGGGCAATAGATGATATTGCTATTGAGTGTATTATGAACGAAAATAAACAATCGGATGCTATAGCAGAAGACAAAACTGCTAGATTAGCGGCATATTTTCTCCACGAAAACGACTTAGATATCTCTGCATTAAGAACACATACTTATTGGATTAACAAAAATTTAGGACTTAGTGGTAGTGTAGACTATCTTAATACTCATATTGAAAAAGGAGTAACGAAAGTTTGTCCTCTTTATATTATGCCACATTGGAGTAAATTTAAAGCAACAGTAAAAAAATATTTATTAGCATATGAAAAACCAGTAGAAAATGTACCCTATAAAATCAGAAGAAGCAAAGATAATGTTGAAAGCCAAATAGGTGTTTATAATAATCTGGAAACAGCAAAAAATATCGCTGATTACAATAGAGGCTATAAAGTTTTTGACAATTTAGGAAATTTAGTATACAAACCTAGTGTTTATTATTCTAAATATATTACCACTAAAGATAGAACGCCTATTAAATATGTGCCAGAACGCAATGCTAAAACTATATCAAGATTGCCTAAAAATACAGAAATTATAGTTTACTTAGGTAGTAATGTTACGGCAGAAAACGGCACAATATGGGTTAAGTTTACTAGCCCAGAATGTGAGAAATTTTCTAACGGATTTGCCTATATTCCGTTTCAATATATAAAAAAGAAATAAATAATAAGTATAATAAAGAAAGGAAGTAAATTTATGACAGACATACTTAACACAGTATTGGCAAATTTACTTATGGTTGGCGTTTTTCTTATTCCTTTAGTGCTTATGCGAATGGCAGATATTATTCTTGGTGTAGCTATTGCAAAGAAGAATAGTATCTCTTGGCATTGGAATAAATTCCTTTGGGGGCTGTTTTACACAGTTTGTTTTATTGTTGGAACGGGGCTGTTTACTACAAGTATTAGTATGATAGAACCTATAATTAGACAGTTTGGTATTGTCGCTGACGAAGCTACTTTAACGGCTCTTAATGGGATAAGTATAGTAGCTGTATGTCTTATAATCTTGGCAATTACTGTGACTTCTTACGGCAAGGACTGCTTTGAGAAAATCAAGACATTAGCGGGGAAGAGTGAAAAATCTGACACTACAAATTCTGTTATTATTACCTCTGAAAAGTGAGGTACAATATGAATATAGAATTTAATGAAAATTATCTTACTGAAATAACGCAAATTGATGAAAGAAGCAAAAGCAATTCGCATAGGCTAGATGAAGTTGAGGAAGACATTAAAGACCTTAAAGAAAAGAACACCACGCTGATAGAGATGTCAGCAAGTATAAAAAATCTCTCTGAAGGCATTGTAGATATTAAAACCGATGTTAAAGATATCAAACTAGACCAGAGTACTTTAAAAAATGAGGTTTCTGAATTGAAAAATTCACCGGATAAATCCAAAGCCAAAGCGTTTGATGCCATGTGGAAATTTGTTGTAACTGCTCTTGGTGGCGCATTTGTTGGTTGGTTAATTACGACTCTTATTCCTCAATTTGCAACATGAGTTTAGAATATTATTTGCAAAACTGTTGTACAAAATAGTACGGCAGTCTTAATTTTATAGAAAGGAATGATAATATGGCTGGTGCACTTTTGAAGTACGGAAATGATTATAATACGCCCGTTGCAGAGTTCGCTGTCACACAAGAAAGCGATTTGCAGGATTTACCCACGTCTACTACACCGGGGAAGGGTATATTTAAGGGTATAAATGCTGTACCGATAGGGAGTGTATGTTCTTTCGGTGATACCACTGCTGGATATGTAAGAACATTTATGCTCTTTGATACATGGATGGAAATTTGATATGGAATATAAACTTATAAAAGAAAGGGTGAATTACAAATGGATATAGCAACCCTAGCAGCAGCCAAACGATATACAAACGAAACTGTAATTGGAATGGGGGCATTAAAAGGCGCTCCATGTACGGTTAAATCTGTTACTCCTGTTACTGGTGGTAATGAAGTAATTCTTTCTTGGACAGCAACAGACGGGAGCGTAACAGAGAGTAGCTTTGTTGTAAAAGATGGTGTTTCGGTTGTTGGAGTTTCTATTGATACTACGACAAATAGTCTTATTGTTGAGTTATCTGATGGCTCTACCAAAAATGCTGGAGTTTTGCCTAAGGGTGAAAAAGGTGATAAAGGTTTCTCTCCTACTATTACAGAAAATCCCGATAACACAAATGAGATATACAAACTTGACGTAACAAACGAAAACGGTACATTCACTACGCCAAATCTTAAAGGCACTGGTGGAGGACTTGACCCTGATAAGTATTACGACAAGGCACAGATTAATGCGCTCATTGAACCTCTTGATGAAGCAAAGCATACTCATGATAACAAAGATACAGTTCTTGATAAGCTTACTACTAATGACACAGGTGACACTCTACTGTTCAATGGTAATGCTATTAAAGGCTCTGTTGAAATAGATGATACTACAACTACGGCAACAGACAAGGTATGGTCTGCAAAGAAAACCAATGATACGTTTGAAGAAGTTAAACAGTCTATTACTGACACAAATGCCAAATTTGCTGATTATGATACTTCTGTTGAGGTTGATGGTAAGATAACCACTGCTCTTACTGATTATGAAAAATCTGCCGATGTAGATAATAAGCTTGCCGGATATGACAAGTCAACTGTTGTCGATAAAAAGATTACTGATGCTTTAGCTGATTACGATACGTCAGAAGTTGTTGATAACAAACTGAAAGACTATGCTAAAACAACAGAGGTTGATACAAAGCTTGCCGATTACTATAAGAAAACCGAAACTTATAGTAACACTGAAATTGATACTAAAATAACAGATTTAACCACAGAGTTGAAAACATGGGTTAATGGCGATGAAAGCCTTGGTATTAAAACAGTTTTATATGCAAACAACATTTTGATGTTTTATAAAAAGCCCAATGCAACAATAACAGATGTAGCTGATTTTACAATAATTCTTCCTGCGGAGCAGTTCTTAGACCAAGCTAACACTACATTTGTGAATAGTTTTATTTGGAGTGAAGAGACTTATCCAAACTCAATTAACCCTAATCTTGATGGACAACCAGTTTTAGCTCTTGCTGTTAAGGGAGATGCAGAGACATCTTATAGTTTTGTATCTATGAACGAACTTGTCAAAATTTACAAGGCAAGTACAGTAGTAAGTACAGTTACACTTACTATCAACGATGCTACTAATACGATTTCAGGTGAAGTTAATATCTCTGCTGATGAGGGTAACTTGCTTAAAGTTGGTACAGATGGTGGTCTTTATGCAAAAGCTACTGATATCACTGGTAAAGCTGATAAGCTGACTGATACTGACATTAAAGAGAACCAGATACTTCTTGATGATGGCACTGGAAATATCAAAGCAAGTGGCAAGGATATCTCTGAATACATCCCTGCTTGGAGTGGTACAAAGGCACAGTGGGAAGCACTCGATAAAACTCCTCTTGCAGATGGAACGATTATTAACATAACTGATGACTTTGCAGAAAGTCCTGAATACATTTCTGTTTGGAGCGGGACTAAAGCGCAGTGGGATGCGCTTGACAAGACTACTCTTGCGGATGAAGCAGATCGGAAGAGCG